TTATTTCTTTTCCAATATTAACGTTGGACCATCAACGTAAGCTATACTTAAAGTTATTTGAGAACCTGAATAATTAAAAACCCATTTTGAATCATTAATAATTACAAGATTAATTTTAGTTTCTTCAGGCGAAGGAAAACCACTTAAATAATCTTTTTTGAATTCATACGGGTATTCTCCATTACTATATCCAAAATTTTCACCGCCGCTAACTTTTAACAAATTGTTTTTTTGAAAATTATAAATCACATTTTTTGAACTGTAATCAGTTGTAGATAATTTAGGTCCTGCGGGATTAATAACGTATTGATCTATTTGAACTAATTTCCATTCTCCAATAATTCTAGTATTGTTAATTTCAATTTCATTACGCTCACAGGAACATAATGTTATGATAATTGAAATCAAAAAAATAAATCTTTTCATAGCTCATCCGTTTAAAATTGCTTATTAATAATTTCCTATACTCAAGTCGTGTTGTTGTCATCATCTAGGTCATTATTACGGTTTAAGACATTCCTTAAGAAATTATAATTTTAATTTCCTGATCAGTAACAGTTGAATGAATCCCATCTGAACCAACAAAAATTTAAAAAACACTCTATAAAGTATCACAATACAGTATATACATTGTAATTCTATTTTATGGTTAGTCTCTTTTACTTTCTGGAAAAATTATAATTTTAGGTATCAATAAACTGGTAAACAACCTGTTAATAACATACTAATATATGAATTCATTTATATTACTCGAAGGATATATTAAAATAGAATGAAAGATTGTCAAAAAGGCATTTCTATATTTAGGTCTCCTATACATTTTAGAAAAAATATTTGCTAAATAAATTAAACATATCGTTATCCTAAAATAAATCGGCTTGTCAAAAGTTGCAAGTTATTACTGATACTATGAGACTATAAAAATTATTAATGTATTTCTTTCCGGCACGGCTGCCGTCTAAATACTAAATACTAACTACTTTATACTAAAAAAGCTCGACTTGCGTCGAGCTTTTTTTCAGTAGCGGGGAGCAGGCTTTTAATCAATATTGATAATCAACATATTAACTCTGTCTTTAGCTAAATGCACACACTTTTACACACACTATTTCAATTATATTTCTTGATATAGTTCTAAGTGCATATATTTGTATTATGGAGCTAAAAGAATTTTTAGAAAATAATCCGATTTTGGTAAAAGTCGAATTAGCAAGTCAAATGTACCCAAATCTTACGAGAGTTATTGCAAGGAATAAATTACACAATAAAATTGCAGAACTTGAGTCAGGAACGGGAATCCAAAAGATACTCCCTCAAGATTTGGAAGCAGCAAAAAAAGTCCTCTCAAAATTACGGGATAATATCGATGAGTTTTTAAAGTAACGATCTCACCGAATCTTATTATAAAAATATTTCTACTGCAAACGTTGGTCAACTGGCCAGCGTTTTTTTGTGTGCAAAAAAATATAGTATAATTTGCATATATAGTATAAAGCAACTATATTTGTTTTATAATGTAACACACACCATGAACACACAAAAAACACAATTTGAAAACTGCGATCAATTTGCAGATTACATCATTGATTCCGTATTGGAATTTGGCGAAAAAATCACATTAGAGTTCAACAAGGCTACGAATCTGGATATCCCTACTGGATGGTCCCTATCAGAATGGCTAGAGAAAAACCCACAAAGTGGCGAAAACTTCAAAAAGTTCGGTACCGTGAAATCATTCCTATATGACATCTACGAACTAACAAAGTCACCGCTTTTCCAACATTTTGAAAAGGTAAGAAATGCCTACAACTGGATATCCATGAGTCCAGACCGTGCAGCTAGGGTAAATCTAAATGAACATATAGCTGAACTTAATCAGGATCTTTTGGAAATCCCTTCAGAAGATCATACTTGGTACACTGAAAAATATGTTAGAATGTACTTGGATTGGATATCTTCAAAAAGCCGTACTGCTTCATCTATGGTAACAGGTCCAGCAAATTTCAATACCAGAAGGAATGAAAAAGCCTTAAATTCTGAACGAAATAAATATGAATCATTTTCAGATTGGCGTGAAAAGGCTAAGGAAGGTATCAGAAAAAGGATCGAGCGTAATAAACCTGAAGATCAAAAACGAAATGAAAAATGGGAATTAATGAAAACCGATATCATCCGTCAAGCAGCTGTAATCGTAGGTATTGATAACCGTACCGAGCCATACAGTAGAGCTTTATTCGTTTCTTCCATGGTAGGCAAGATTGAAACGATTGCTAAAAGTGGGGATCATGAGTTGGTAGATCGTGCTTTGACACTCATCGAGGGCCTGAATAATGCACAAAAGAAACCTATTATTACAACGAGACACAAGGTTTGGAAACTGCGAGAAAAAGCTTTCGATATTGCCAATGAAAAGCAAAACCCTCAAGAAAGCAAAATAATTGATATTGAAGGCGGTCAGATTATTATCAACCATGCCGAGGATCGGATCCAAGTAAAACATGAAGAAAAACCGGAAAGAGAAGTTATTGACCTATTAAAAAAGAACGCTTTCAAGTGGTCACCCTTCAATAAATGCTGGCAAAGGAAAATTACCCCTAATGCCATGTATGCAATAAAACAAATGTTTAAGTTGTAATAGTTGTTTTAAATTATATTAGTTTGTATTTTTGATTGTATTAACAAAAAAACTGGCTAACCATTTTGCACATAGTTAGCCAGTTGATAATTAAATCGATATGACAAATATAATAAATTTCGCAAACAAATCTAATAATGGTCAGAATCCATTAGAAAGAAGAATGTCAAGCCGTGAAATTGCTATTCAAACTGGAAAACAACATAAACACGTTTTGGATGCAGTTCGTAAAATGGAACCCGCTTGGGAAAAAGTTAACGGGTCAAGATTTCGGCTCGTCGAATATGTGGACACGAAGGGTGAAAAAAGACCGGAATTCCAGTTAACCAAAAAAGAGTGTCTTTACATTGCTACAAAATTCAATGATGAAGCTCGAGCTATTCTGATCAACAGATGGGAAGAATTGGAACTAAATTCAGTTAAGCCACAATCTGAAGCGGTGGTATTGATGAACGCCTTCAAGATTCTTAACAATATGGTTCAAGAACAACAAAGAGAAATAGCGCAGTTGACACCAAAAGCTGATTATACCGATAAAATTGTCGCTTCACAAAGCTATTTCAGTCCTACTCAAGTGGGGGCTGTGTTTGGAATGACAGCTAAGGCCTTGAATAAATTCCTGCTTGAAAATAATATCATTCGAAAAATTGGTGATAATGAATATACCTTAAAAGCTAAGTATCTGAATAAAGGATATGAGTATTATCGACCTGTAAAAGTTTCAGACACTAAATCAGTAAGACATTTATGCTGGACCGAGCTAGGTCGTGCTTTTATCCACAATCTAATAGATCCATTTAAAAAAGTAAAGAATATCAGTTAAGACCTATATGAAAAATAAAACCAGTAGTATTCCAGTTTTGATTATCAAAGAGGAATATTTCAATGAAATACTCAACGGTACCAAAATCGAGGAATACAGAAGCCTAAGCGAACATTATTTCAAAATGTTCTGTAAAAAGGGCAAGGATGGATATTACGATGAAATAAAACCGATCAAGGAAATAACCTTAGCAGTTGGTTACCGTAAAGACCGGAAGACTGCAGTAGTCGAAGTAAAAGATCTTTATATCTGTGTATTCGAAAAGGATATACCCCCAGGATTCGAAAAAGGTGATGAATGCTTTGTAATCGAATTGGGAAAAGTGAAAAAGACTGAGAATGTTAAACGCAAACAAATATAAATATGGCAGAAACAGCAGAGCAAAGACGAAGGACTGAGCGACCAAGGTATCGCATCAGTACTTCAAACAGTGGGGTCAGGACAGTTACTCCATCCAATGCGGCAGCACGTCGTGACATGCGTCAATCTGGTATCACTCGTAGAACTAGATAATGACACCTTTAGAGATATTGAGCCAAGTCAGGCAACAAACTGACAAAATTATCCTATTCAGTTCATTGAATGGGAAAGACTCGATATTGCTTACAGATTTATGTTGCAAGGTCTTTAACCAGGTTGTAAGTGTCTACTTATATACGGTTAAGGACCTTCATCATATAGAAGCTTTCAAGAAAGCACATCAATCAAGATATAAGAACATATCCTTTATTGATAAACCTCATTTTGCTCTTTATGGTTATCAAAAAAGCGAATTTTTGGGATATAAAGGACATGAGAAGTTAAAACGTCGCACTCTTTCCCAAATTGCTCAGGACGTAAAAGAGGAAACCGGAATTGAATGGGCATGTTTTGGATTCAAGCGTACCGATGGACTTCAGCGCAGGTTGATGATGATGGGCCTTGAAAAGGAAGGCACTCCATCAATAAACCTAAAGACAAAGAACGTCTATCCTATTGAGAAGTGGAAAAACGGAAACGTGCTTGCTTACATTGACAAGCTAAGGCTCCCGAAGCCAACTATTTACGATCCAAATCATCAATCCCAAGGGGTTACACCAAGTGACATAAACTTTCTCCTTTGGTGCAAGCGTAATAGTCCAGCGGATTACAAAAAGGTTATAAAAGAATTCCCAGAAGCGGAAACGATAATATTTGAACATGAGTACAACGAAGAATAAACATAAATCATCCGAGGCAATAACGCTAAAACGGTCTGAGATCACATTAGCGGATTACAACCCTAGGAAACTATCATACGAAGCACGGAAACAGCTTAAAGCTAACATCAAGCGTGTAGGCCTTATGGGCGGTATCGTCTGGAATGAGACCACCGGAAACTTAGTTAGCGGACACCAGCGAGTTTCTATACTGGATGAGATCAACAACTATCCAAAGAATGACTATGATATCAGGGTCGAGAAAGTAAACCTCGACGATAAAACTGAAATGGAACAAAACATCTTCCTGAACTCTAAAACGGTGCAAGGTGAATTTGACAGCGAGCTAATGGCTAACATCATTACCGATATTGATCCCATTCTTGCCGGACTTGACGAAAACGATCTATTGATCATGCAGCTGGAATCTCCTAGCATCGATTTTACGGACATCATGAAGAAAGCAGAAATGCTTACACCTCCCACTGCACCACAGACCAAGGAAGAGATCAAGGCAAAAAAAGAAAAATACAGCAGTGAAGTTGATGACCGTTGGGAAGGTGAACCGACTGTGATCCTCTCTTTTGATTCATTTGAGAATAAAGCCGAGTTTATGGAAGCATTGGGAAAGGATTTATACGATAAAATTATCAAGGGTGAAGAAATTGCAGAAAGGATCTTCGGTGCCTAAAGGAAAAATGTACCAGGATGAATTACATAAGTTCAGAGCAGTCGCAAGATCAAAATCAATGGCCTGGATGTTGATTCGCTCCAAATGCCACGAAATGAACCTGCCGGTACCAACCTATGACCAGGTAAAATTGTACAGGTAGATATAACGATTAATTATAAAAATTATATGCAAAAAGACCATGCATACACATTTTACAGAGTACACTTTTGGCGATATCGTTTTTTTAAGAACAGACGTTAATCAGGAGCAATGGATCGTAACAGATATTTTCCTGCATCCAAATAATGTTTGCGTCTACACAATTGCCTGTGGGAGTTCGAAACATGATGCATATGATTTTGAATTATCAAAAGACAAAAATGACATCAAAAAACTCGGTTTGTGATATACTCACCGTGTGTGAAAGATATAATTAGATACTTTAAAATATGATATATGAGTCAATTATTCGAAAACGAGTTAAAGGTAGGTGACAAAGTCATCTATTCTGGATTAGGTTCAGATTCCGAATGTGATATTGTAAAGCGGACAAAAAGAACTATTACATTAAGACGACCTTTCTCAACCGTTAAATTAACATTCGTTTCTGGAGTTCCTGCAAAAGATCTAGGACTAAGAAGGAAACTGCAAATAGTTTAATAAAATTATGGCAAATAAAGATAGATGGGAATACGAAAGTGAAGAGTTTTCCAATGCAATGGAGAACTATGCCATGAAAGGATTGACGGATAAAGAGATCGCTATTGAAATCAGTATTAATCCTACTTACTTCCTTGAATTGAAGTCAAAGTATGATACAATATCTGAGGCGTTAGCGCGTGGGCGTGCAAAGATCAATTCAGCAGTTAGGCAAAAGTACCTTGCTGTTGCATTGGGAGGTCTTAAGCGTAAAACTACAACGCGGAAATTACCTTCAATGATGGAATCGGGGCGCTATATTCAAGAAGATGGTATGGTCCTGATGGAAACAACTGAAGAATTGGCTCCCAATCCCCAAGCTTTAGCTACATGGTTATTCAACCATGACGAAGAATGGCGCAAAAAGACTATTGACGGTAAGAAACTGGATGTTACTTCAGGAGGTGAGAAACTTAGTGGCAGTATTGATATAGCCTCATGGTTAGCAGCAAACAATACAGATGACGATAACGAAAGAGGGGAAGATTCCGAACAATTCGACGATACCGAGGAAGAAGATAATTAGGGAACGGCCCCGAATTAAAATTGCTACTCCGTACGTACCATTGTATGAGAATAAGGAAAAATTTATAATCCTTATCACCGGGGGCCGTGGCTCCGGTAAATCATTCAATGGATCCTTGTTCCTTGAAAGGCTTAGTTTTGAAAAAGGGCATAGCATCCTTTTTTCTCGTTATACGATGTCATCGGCAGCTGACTCCGTTATACCAGAGTTTCAGGAAAAGATTGATCTTGAAGGAACGCAACAGTTCTTTGAGGTCAAGAAAAACAACATCATCAATAAGTTTTCCAAGGTTCCTATCATGTTCCGCGGAATCAAGACAGGATCTGGAAACCAAACCGCTAAACTAAAATCAATTCAAGGCCTTACAACGTTCGTAGGCGATGAAATGGAGGAATGGACCGACTTTGACAGCTATGAAAAGTTGATGTTATCCATTCGTCAAAAAGGTATTCAGAATAGGATCATCCTGATTATGAACCCTACCGATGACTCCCATTTTGTATATGAGCAGTACATCAAGGACACTCATAAAATCGTTACTATTGATGGTGTCGACGTTCAGATATCAACACATCCGAACGTTTTACATATCCATACAAGTTACCTAGATAATATTGAGAACCTTTCAAGCAACTTCCTTGAACGGATCGAGCAAATAAAGCAGGAATCCATTGCGCAGGCCACGGATGCCACCGGAAAATTTGATCGTGCCAAGTTCCAGATGACCAAATATGCCAATGTCGTTATTGGGCGTTGGGCTGATATAAAAGAAGGTGTTATTCTTCCTAAAACAATGGAAGGCGAATTTAACGAATACCTCCCCTACTGTTACGGTCAGGATTATGGATTTTCTGTGGATCCTGATACTCTTATGAGGGTTGCAGTTGATCGCAAGAAAATGATCATCCATGTTGATGAAGAATACTATGATACTAAGCAATTAGGTACCAATGATATTATCGAACTCAACAAGTCACGGATTCAGAAATCAACTGATTTAATTGTAGGAGATAGTGCAGAAGACCGATTGATAGCCGACATAAAGAAACAGGGGAAGCTAAACATAATCGAATGTTGGAAAGCTCCCGGCTCCGTTAGTGCATCTTTGCTTAAAATGGCTGATTACACCATCGTTTATAGTCCACGGAGTAGAAATGTAAGGACTGAGCTTAAAAATTACATCTGGAACGATAAGAAGGCAGGAATACCTATTGACAAATGGAACCACGGTATTGATGCGATCCGTTATGCATTTGATTTCCTCACTAAAAATGACCCTGACGCAAAACGGAAAACAGCAAATGCAGTATCAAAACTTAAGAATGGTACTTCAAGAAAAAGAATAAAAAGATAGAACATGAAAAAGGAAGACTTAGACAAACTACTAGCTGGCGATTACGCTACTGTATACGACGTAATTAAAAAGACCGAAAGAGTTATCAAGCTGGGCAAGGAGACATTAACTATTTCGGACCTGCTAAAGCAGTATGACCCATACCTTCATGACGTTAATGATCCAACTAAACGTGAAAACAGAAAATTGGAACATGAAGGAGAAGAATATGATGATGCGATTTCTGGTACCACTAAAACTTCTACCCAAGAAAGCGAAGTTGAGGTAAACCGGCTCCAACTGGCCAGGCAACAACAGATTGTCCAAGCTGCTGTATTTTTTGAATGTGGATCCGATATCACTTTAGAGTTTGCTAGTGACATTGAGCGTGAGGTTCAGTTCTTTGAAGCTATCAAAAAGGTATGGGATGACAATAAACTGTCTTTTAAGACTGAGGATATTGTAGAGCGTCGGTTGATCGAGACGCATTGCGCTGAATTGTGGTATGATTATAAATCCCCTGGTTATTGGGATGGAACAATTTTAGAAGGCAGCGACAGAAAGCCTGGACTGATGCTTCTTTGCAAAGAGAATGGAGACGATATCTATCCTATTTGGGATGAATATGATGATCTTGTTGGATTTGCCAGACGTTACGAATCAACAAACATCATAACCGATATAAAATCGCTCCATTTTGATATTTACGTTGTTGGTAACATAATCTTAGGAACTCAGGAAGATGGCAAGGAATGGACCACCGAAGAAAAAGAAGGATATAACTTCCTTTCAGTGGTATATCACCAGCAAAAGCGTCATGAATGGGCCAATGTTCAACCCTTATCTAATCGGGAAGAAAACAATATTTCTAACCTTGGTGATACAAATGACTATTATGGAGATCCAGCTATGGTGGTTGACGGTGATGCTGAAAGCTTACCTTCACAGGGAGAGGTAGCCAAGGTAATTCAAGTGAAAGGTGAAAACGGTGGAAAGGGAAGTGTTTACTTTGCTCAACCAGAATCAATGGTGGAATCTAAAAAGCTCGAATTTGACATAATCAAGCAAGAACAGTTCGATATCACTAATACACCGGATATCAGCTTCAATACAATGTCCAAATTGATGAGTAACGGTACTTCTGGCATTGCGCTTCGATTATTGTTCATGGGGCCTCAGATGAAAGGAAACAAGGCTCAAAAGCGATTGCATGAAATGCTTGTAAGACGAATTAACGTTATCAAGAAAATGCTTATTGAGTTCGATCCATCCTTAGAAGATCTTACTTCCGTTAATCCAGGAATTAAATTTAAGGACGCTCTTCCAGTTGATAAAGGTGAGATCATTGGCCATGTTACAAAAATGGTTGCAGCAAGATTGATGAGCCGTAAAACTGCAATGCTCATTCTTGGTGAGGTTTCAGATGTCGAACAAGAATTAAACCAGATCCTTGATGAAGCAAAAGCTGATCAAGAATTGAATGCAAAAACTAGTGAAGAAAAATATAACAAATAATTATAAAAATTATATATTATTATTTGCATATATAAAAAGTTGTATTTATCTTTGATGTATCAATAAATGAGAAATCAATTCCTCAATTTTCGAGAAGATTAACAACATGTAGTTGGTTGAGGGTAAGAAATAGCAAGGTGGCGGAATTAGACGCTAGGGTTCGGCTCGATGGGTACTCATAAGAACACCCTCAGAAAGACTGGTTCGATGCCAGCTACCCACTAGGAATGATCACTACTAGACTTGCAGGTTTCAATCATCCTGCCCTTGTTTAAAAAATATATCACTCCGCGTTTTGTGATGGCTGTTGTAGGCGGATAGAGCAGCTCCTAAACATCTTAAGGTTATCGCGGGCAAAAACAATTTGCTCAGAAGGATGAAAATACAATAGTGACAGCCGGAAAGACGGCTTTTTAAATCGTTCATAATTTAGGTTTATAATTGGTTTGGTGCTGGTGGTCGTGAGATAGCCAGCATTATTTTGGGGTGATCGTCTAGAGGTTAGGACGGTTTGGCAAGTAGTGGTGAGCGAACACTGAACAAACATTGGTTCGAATCCAATTCACTCCACATAAGTAATAGAAAAGCGGAGATAGATGCCCGCATGCCCTGGTTAAGGACCAGGGCTTATTAAGAAATACAACCAAAGCGGGATATGTTTATGATGGGGCGTTCTTTATTCCCGCTTTAAAGACTTTCATAGTGGAATTAAATAGTTAGTGTATCTCCCCTTTGCTCCCATAGTGAAGGGGATTTTTTAACACTGATCAAAACAATAAAATTATAAACTAACCAAACACACAAAGTTATGGAAAAGCTTAATCTCATTCTCAAAACTATTATTAAAGTTCTAAAGAATAAGAGGTTCATTTTGATAACTATGGACGATAGAAGCTTTATGAACTTAGCTATAGAAAAGAAGCGCACTTATGATATTACTAGATTCGAGATTCCAAATTATTTGGCTCAAAAAGTAATAAAGGATATTGCTAACTCTAAGAGCGATGTTGAAATGATTTTGGCAAAGGCCGAATTTGAAGCCGTTAATGATGAAGTGATCCAAGAGATTGATAGAAATTATAAAGAAAACTAACCAAACATACAGTTATGAAAAAACTACTAACACTCGCTCTCCTGACACTGCTGGCTATGCAGAGCTGCACAGATGAACTGCCTGAGCCGGATAAACGCAAGGACCAAAAAGAGATTTATGATAGGGTTGAGATGGAGAAGGTGAGGAAGAATGGAGGGAAACTAGAATGATGATTGATTTAGCTAAGTAATATCGTTTGAAAGTAAATGTTATTAAGGATTCTACTACACAGAATACTTAATATCTACTAAATATTTAATTCCAAAGTATATAATTAATAAAATTATTCCAACCCCTGCTAACAAATAAAATAAAAATAAATATGCTTCTTCCTTTTCTTCTTTGGGCAATGTAGCATTATATTTTCTAGCTTCTTCTAAAATTTTCTTTCTACCATATCGAGTAGTATATGTATAGGGTTTTCTCTGTCTTGCCATATTCTTTTTAATTTGTTGTATCCAAAAATCCCCTCGGGATGGAGGGGTTGTTATATTAGTAATTTACATTTCATCAAAATTCCAGTCCTTGTGATACGGAGTGTCATTCAACCTATTTCTCAACTCATTTACTTCTTCCTGAATTAACTTCATATCCACTTTACAAAAACTATAATGATATTCTTTTCGGCAATAATCAGATAAGTTCACTCGCATTTTTAATTCATTGTGAGGAAAGAGCTCAGAGTGAGATTTATTATTTGGTTCACCTATAGGTGAAGGGTTTGATTTCCCAATTGGTGTATGTTTAACATCGCCATAATCCTTTAAAAAATAGACTGGAAATTTGAAAATAAGGTTTTGTGAAATTTCTATAAATCCAGTTCCACTAGTTGAATAGGTAATTCCCTTGATATGAAGAGATTTTTTTTCACAGCAATACTTACTCCAATTCATCGATAGTCCTTCTTCTCCCGGACGAAGGGCAAAAGATGCTTCATTTGGTATACGTCTCTTAACAGAATCTAATGCGATTTTGCAAGTTTTCGCAATTGGAACAAGTCTTAGTAAATTATCTTCATCATCAATGTTTTCAGTGGGCCAAAGGCAGGCTACTTCTTGAGGTTTCTCATCCATTCTAAAAAAGAGTAATCAAACGTTTTCGAATCAATATCGATGAACCCAGATTTTTCGGTTAGTTTGTCGTATAAATCACCGTAAAATCGCGCTATAGTCTTTTCTCCTTTCAAATTAAAATTTATAAGCAATCGAGCTCTATCAGTTCTCCAAGATAAATCAATAGACCCGTTAATAACAGGATTAATTTCAGGTGCTTCGATAACGATTCCTTTTTTAGATGATAATTCTTTAGAGTATATGACTAAAAAAGATAGTGCATCTAAATAAACTGATTTATTAATACCGATAGCTCCATCGTCGTCCCAATCGTTTTTAAAACATTCAACGATGTAACTTGAAAGTTTAATCTCCTCATAAATATGTGACAAATCTTCTGGAAGACTGTAATCTTCTCCTAAAACTGAGAATCTAATTTTTACATCCTCTTTTTTCGAAAATTGGTACCCAATAGTATTTCTATCGTGAGAGTATTTAATATCCTCATTACCCCTCTGTCTGAAAAAAGTATCAGATAAATTAGCATCGGCTTGATGAAATCTTGGCTGAATAAAATTCTCAAAGTCCTTATATCTCTTCATGTTTTATAAAAAACTTATTTGATTCGAATAATCGTTTTTGATAACTATTTCCTTCTCAAGTGCACGTTCAATTGTTGCTTTCAGCTCTACAAGACTATCAGAGTCCATCGAGATGTAAATATCTCTATTATCAATTGAGTCCATGACTTCTAATTTTAAATTATGTGTTATTATTGCTGATCTAGATTGATCATTTAAATTAGAAGTAAACACTAATCGAATATCTGTTATAATTTCGCTATAAACTAAAGTTTTATCATAACTTGATCCTAATATATTTTTTTTAAGGTATTTATTGAGTGCTTCAGAACTATCTGACAATTCTTTAACACGTTCCTTAAATAAACTTTCATCTAAAGAATCGGATTCAGAAAAAGACTTAAATGATTCAAGTAAATCCTCCTCCATGCTTTTTGTAGGATACCTTGCATTCAATGAGGCTAAAGAATATATTACATCATTTACAGACTCGTCAATTCCAACCTCCGATAGAAAACGTTTTGTTAAATCTCTAGCGACCTCAAGATTCTTAAAATCCGTTAAAGACTTAATGTAATCAATTAAAAGTCCAAAGTTTGAATTATCTAATGATAAAAGGTTATCAAACCCCGGGCGTAAATGATCTGGTATACGTAATGACGACATGTTAAATTTAAATATGTTTTTGAATACCTCATTTTATTTTGATCAACCTAGTAAGTTTATGAGATAAATTATAACTCTTGCAAGTTAATAACTAAAATGAGATTATATAATATTTTATATATCTTTTTATATCTATTAGCAAATATTTAACACATTTTTAACAAAAATCCCTACACCTGGGAGATGTAAGGATTTCAACTAACCAATTATTAGCAGTTATAATTTAATTCCTGGAAGGTAGTGTCTAAATTCCTGCGATAGTTTTATTATCTGCTTATGGGAATAATACTTTTTAGATCCTTTACCGTTTTGGCTTTGTGGCTTAAGCAATCCTGATTTAATCCATTTACGAACCCTGATTTCTCCATAGTACTTGCAAGCCTCTTTAAATATCAATTGAGGTTTAGCCAATACTTCATCTTGCTTGTATAAAGAAATCGTTTCAATTACTATGGTTCGGATATCTTCTTCAGATAATAAGTGTTTTTTTTCTGCCTCATCCATACGCTTAATCGAGCCTCCTTTGCTCTTTTTTATGTTATTCTTTAAAAAATCTGATCCTCAAATAATCCTTTTCATTTATTGAAAGATCTTAAATATCCAGTCGTTGGGAAGTAGGTATTATTCTGGTATATTTGAATTCCAAACTTAAATTATTTATGAATACTTTTTACGCTTTTATAATTGGAATTTTAGGATCAGTAATTACATGGTATATTCTTCGTTATCTAAAAAAAGCAAGAATAGTATTAAAATTAAAACCTGAAACGTTTGCTATTGTTCCAGGTGCTTGTACTCCATCAATTATTGTCAAGTTAACAAATGTCGGTTCTACCAAAACTGAGGTGGATGATATTTTTTTTGAATTTAAAAATGGAAGTGAGGTTGAAAAAGGATATGATGATAATTACAATAAGGAAGTTATTTGGCCTATAGAGCCAAACTACACAAAAAGACAAATGTTATATTGTTCGGATATTTTCAATAAAAAACTCCATGAAGATTTTAAGATTATTAGAGTTGTCGTAACTACTACTTCAGACCAAGTTTTTAAAAGTAAATGGATAGACTGTAATGAATTTAAACACGTATGGTCCGAAGGTATGAAACGAGCTGAATCTCGAAGGTATCAATAATGCAAAATCCCCCTCACCCCACCTCAAAAACTGCCGAAAAAACAAACTCTGCATCCACACTGGTATCCAAGTAGCCTTCCTCTAGCTTGTGGTCCAGATACTCTACCCTGCTGTACTTCTCCCTAAGGTCCTTTACTCTAAGGTTTATCCTTTCCTGTAGATGAGAAGTTCCCTCTATATCAAAGAAAAGATCACGTGGAAGGGTAATGCGTTCGGTTATGATTTGTTTCATTGTTGTTGTTTAATAAATTCTTAATTATTGGTTTTTATTAAGTTCTGCAGATAGAATTAATCTTTCCAATAAATTATTTATTTCCTTTCCGTTTTCTATTATAGTACTATAATAATCATCTGGATGATATACTTCGTTTTGAGATAAATTTGAAAACAATAATTTACTTAACTGCTTTTTATTGTCTAAAAAAACCTCATCTAATCTATTAATTATAGACCTATCGGACTTTTTTGCAAATATTTTAAAGCTGCTGCTTGAACGTAAAAATGGAACTTGGTATTTTTCTACCAATTCATCCACCTCTTTAGGACTAATTTTTTGGGATCCAATGTCATAATATGGTAAGTTTTTAAAAAACCTATCAAATTGCATGGTATTAAAAATATAATCTTCCAAAGAAACTGTTCTTTTGGTAAATATGGTTGAATACTTAATCTCTTCTTGATTGATTTTCCAATCTAAAAACAATTTTGATACATTCCAGATCCCTCCAAAAAATATCGTCATCATCACCGAAATTTGAGACCAATATTTTATAATAAATTCTTGAGGTGACATGTCGTAATAAATATTGGTTTAATAATAGTTTTTATAGGCAGTAATCCGATGCATCCGAGCTGATTAGTTCAAATTTTGTATGACCAAATATTTCCATAAATATTGATTTAATTTTATTTAATTGATTTCAAATAAGGTTCAATCGCTTGAAACTCCTTAATATTCTCCAAACTTATCCATCCTTCGCTTGGTGTATAGCCTTCAGTTGCAAACTCAACCTTCAACAATAGATTTTTGCTTAATATGTTGTCACGGTATTGGTAAGATGGGATCTGATCATAGGATAGAATATATTTAGCTCCATCCCAAAACCTTACTTTTTCGGACAGATTGTCCTTGTCAGCATTTGTAAACAGATACAAGTCAGTGGCAGGATCTGCTACCTCATCAAATTTCCTTTTGGAAATGGTGATTTCTTTCCCAATATACTCGCTTTTTAATGAATCCAATTTATGGTAGAAAATCTTTTCATCATTAACTTTTTTTTGGATCTCTCCACAACTAAAAATAAGAAATAAAATAGGCAATATGGTTAATAATAGTTTTTTCATACCTCTAAGGTAAATAAAATCCTGCCAAAATATTATGACAGGATATTCAAAGCCTAAAAATTAAGTCTAGCCTTAGCTATTGGATAGTTTTGTACTACTGATATTAATCAAAAAAATACACAATGAATATTCAAGAAAGAGTTTTATCTACTTTGAAACCCTTAGTTGCAAGTAAGGGGTTCGGAGAAAAGACCGTACAAGGGTTGGCGACAAACCTTACAGGCGGACTGACTGATGAAAGCACGGACGAGGAAATTTCAGCTGCAATTAACGGTGCTATGCCTATGATCGATTTGATGCAATCGGAAAACACTCGATACATCAATGATTACAAGAAAAAGAACCCAACGCCAGCAAATCCCAATCCGGCTCCCAATCCCAATAATCCAGCTACAGCACCTACCGGTATTGAAGCACAATTAGCGGAATTGCTTAAAAAAGTTGACAACCTTCAATCCCAAAATGATGAGTTAACACTTAGTCAGAAATGGCAAAAATTATCTGAAGCAAACGGCATTGAAGATCCTGTTCTTATTGAAAAATGGAAACCATCCAAAGAGGAAGATTTTGACAGCGCAATGGAAGAATTAAAATCATGGAGCAATAACTATGTAAAAAAAGCTTCTAACGATCGTTCGCCTGGCAAGCCAAACTCAGCAGGAAAGTTACCAGAACCCTCTAAAACTTTAACAGCAACGGGAAAACAGATTCTTGACAAAATGAAAGCTCAAAATGAGCTTCAAAAAAACAATTAGGAGGTACAAATGAACACTCAAAGAGAAACATATAATGCTGGTGTACCAGTATTTCACCACGACAAATCGTTACAAGTGCTGACAGGTGGCTTCACTCTTGATGTGTCTGGTTTTCCAAACGGAGCAATTATAGGCTCGGGAAATGCAATCATGGTTGATGAAGATGCCAGGACTGCAATAGCTGTTAAATCGGCTGTCCTATCAAAAGCTGTAATTGCCACAGACACAGAAGTTGAAGTTGCAAAAGGCCATGCTTTGGCCGTAGGTGATGAAATCGGCGGTAAAGAAATTACTGAAATCGATAAATCGTTAACCACTCATGATGTAATAACCGTTGCTGAAGCTTACGGAGTAGCATTGCCAATTGGGTCTAAAATTGGATCCGGAGATGGAAATGCTTTGTTGTACAACCCAGTTGAAGTTAAAACTGGCAATGTGCACTTTGCTACAGCAGTTGTTGGAGGTTTGGTATACGCTAGACGTATTGGATATATTTCCGAAGCGACAAAAGCGAACTTACCGAACGTAATTTTTTCACAAACTAAATAAGTAGGGGAAAATGGAATTTCAAAAATCAAAATTAATAGCATTTTTGGCTGCTGAGGGATTAACTCCAGATGTAATTCTGGAAACAAACAATTCAAGATTTGCCCCTACTTGGTACCAAAAATACTTTCGTGTAGAAGCTCCGAGTGTTTCCTTGGACTTTACAACCATTATCGGTGAAGATGGCATTGAATCCTTAGCTACTGTTGCTAGCCGTGAATCTGAATTCACATTGAGAGCACGCAAGGGAATCGAGAAACTAAAAGGAGAAGTTCCTCCTATTGGTGTGAGACGTAAACTGAATGCTCAAGAATTGAGAAATATTGAGTTGCTATTAACGTCTCCTACAGTATCATCTTCCCAAAGATTGACATCTGTTATCGCTAGTATGATCGATGACTATCTATACACTCGTAACTCAGTTTCACGTCGTGTGGATAGTATGGTTAAGCAAGGCTTGTCTACCGGAAGAATTACAATCGATACTTCAAATAACCCTGACGGTGTTGTATTTGACGTACCAGTACTTGCGGATGATAACATTTCATTATCATCTGGAGATTGGGGAAATCCCGATACTGATATCATTGCTGATATTACCAGAGAGTTTGAAGCATCAGAAGATGCTACGGACGCTCAGCCAGTAGAGAAAATGCTGATCAAGCGTACGTTGTGGCGTAAAATCGCTAACAACAAATCAGTTCAGGCATATGTAAAAGCCTACATTGGGAATAGCAATGCTAAGTACGTTCCAACATTAAACAACGTAAACGCTGCTCTTGAAGAGAACTTATTGCCAGTATTCGAAATTGTTGACGATAAAGCAGCAGTGGAAAAGGATGGAGTTCAATCAAGCTTCAGTTCATGGAATGGCGATAATGCAATTTTCATCCCAGGCGGAGAACTTGGTGTTATTCACAATGCACTAGCTGATGAGCAATTAAATCCAGTTAACGGAATCGAATATGTTGTTTCCGACAATATCTTGTTATCAAGATGGAGAGAACGCAAGCCACTTGCAGAAATCACAGAAGCAGAATGGAACGCATTCCCTGGTTTCAAAGCAGCGAAATCTATTCGTATCGTAAAAACATTGGGCTAATAAAATGACAATAGAAGGAGCCTTTCAGCAATTTTTGGGTATAGAAGATGCAGAGGATTCAGCGATCGAGCTTGCATTGATCAATGCAGGCCTTAGTGGGAGTGATCAGTATGATGCAAGCTTGAGAGCTGTAGTTGAAGGAAGTATCATTGACCTTTTATTTCAGATGTACATTGTTACCTCGGAAACAGAAAGCCAATTGAGTATTTCTAGGGATCCAAAACTAATGCGTGAAAGGCTTCTTTATTTAGCTCGTAAATACGGAAGAAAGGATATTGTAAACGCCCTTACAGGAAAAGTTACCATTACCAACATCAGTAGAATGCGATGAGCATTAAAAGGAGAATACATACGCTAAAAGCGACGATTGTTAAGTCAGAGGATCCTTATCAGGATGCTGATGGAAATTGGGTGTTCCCTGAAAATGAAACGGTAGAGGTTACAAGTCACTGCAGAACCGAAAGCAATACAACCGATGGACTTACACCTGTAAAGGATGGTTTTAGGTTGGAGTATAACTATCTGATCTTTACCAATACCAAATTGGAAGAATTGCCTATTAACACAAGGGTAGTCGTAACGGTCGTAAAAACTGGTAAAGTGTTCGGAGAAGGTGAAGTTGTGAAGTTTGAAACCGGACAACGAGTTACAAGGATATGGTTAAAATAAACATCAAGCCCCAATTCAATATGTCGGTCATTAAGGACCACTTTAAGAATTTCAGGGATTCTATTGATGATAAAGCAATTTTAGTACTTATCGAATTAGCTGATAAGTCAGCAAGCGATCTTAGACAGAATGCAGACTTTATGAACCATACCTACAACCTTAGAAGTTCTTTAGGAGCTGTTGTATTCAGAAATGGGATGATTGTCCATGAGAATTTTGAAGCTGTTAGCGCTGGATCCGATGGGTTGGAGAAAGGTAAACAGGTTGCTCAAAATAATATTCCTTCAACTGGCTTGGGAATGATGTTGGTAGCTGGTGAAGATTACGCCTTATATGTTGAAGCAAGGGATAACAAATGGGTTATATCCGGTAGTTCAATGAGATTGGCAAAACTATTACAGAATTTGATATGACAGCAGCGGAAGGGATTGATTTCGGTTTTTCTGTTATATGGAACAGTCCTCTTAAAGCTACCATTACAGGAGCAATAAGAAGGTATCTGAGGCCCACAAACAGCGACAAAGAGGATATTGTCATCAATGCTCTGAACTTAGATTTTGACCAACTCCAAGGGGGTATTTTGAACATCAATCTATTTGTCCCGAATCCTGAATACTCAATAACCATTGATGGAAAGCTTACACGAATGAGGGATATCCCAAATGATGCGCGTATAAAGACCCTATGTGGATTGCTGAACTTAATTCTCAAAGAAGTCTATGACAAGCAAAAATTTATTCTTCTAGAGTTGGTAAATCAGCAGATACTTCCAGAAAACGAGCAAACGATAATTAACAACAGAGTAAAATTGACCATAAAAAATTTATAGAGATGGCAGTACAAAATTCAAGTCTAGGACTTAAAAGCTTAAAGATAGCCGATGTCGTAGCCGCTGCATTACCGGCAGCCTTTGACGTTGAACTGTATGATGCTCAAGTTGGTTCGGCCAGTGTCACTGAAACGGAGCCTACAACCGAGAACATCCAGATCGAGCAAAAACGAGGCACATACCGCAAAATCACAACAGCTGATGGTGAAACAACCTATACAGTTCAGTTGTACGATCTTTCGACCGATCAAATTCAAGCGGTTAAAGGAGGAACAGTTACTCCTGCTACAGCAGAGGTTGGCAAACGTTGGTCTAGATCGGAGCAAGTGGAAATTAATAAGGCAGTGGAAATTGTGACCTTGGATGATTTTAAGATCATTTTTCCAAATGCGCACGTATCAGCTTTGATCACTTGGCCTACAACTAAAGGTGCGTTAGGGACGATCACAGTTACTTTCACTGCACAGGATCACCCAATGGGAGATGTTATCGTGGAAGAGCCTTTGGCATAGAAAACAAAATATTATAAAAAGCCCATGAATTTTCAAAAGCTTGGGCTTTTTATATAACTATTTGTTATATTTATTATACCCAATAAACATGCAAGAAGAAAAGATTTTTAGTGCTTTATCTGAAGAAAGGAAAGTATTCAAATTCATTCTTAATCCTAGAAACTGGTTTGAAAGGATCCTATTCAAATACAAGATCTTGAAACAGGTCCGGGAGGTGGAAATTTCACCAATAAATTACGGTTCCAGGGCAAAGTACAGTAAATACGCTCTAAGATTGGATGTTCAGAAAATTGCTCAGGGAGTATCTGCAACTAGAGCTGGACTTCTTATGAGTGATCAGCATACGGATAATTTAGTGATGGCAATTGCTATTGCAATGCATAACCACCCGTTTACTGAACCGCCTAAATGGATGATAAGGGAATTGTATTTCCTATCTGAAGAAACACAGATGGAATTATTCCAGTTCTTAAAGGACTCCATAAATGTTGAGTCTTTTCTGAGTTCTATCATCTTGATAAACGGGATGAGCCTGCAAGCGGAGGAGATAATAGCCCCGGAAAACAAAAAAGAAAGCCCGGTAAGTACAAAATAAACCACTGGGAAATAATTGGGAACGTCATGAAATATTGGCGATTGAGTTATAAAGAGGCTATAAGCGAGATATCCTATCAGAACTTAATCCTTTTGAACATGAGCATCCCAAAATATGACAAGGAAGGAAATAAAGTTGAAGCACCTTCTGAAATAACAGGAAAGGATTTCCTTTCAAGATTTGTATCAAGAAAAAAATAAAGATGGCTATAGAATTAGATGGAAAACCTCTCAAATTTACTGCTGAATTCGACAGTAAACAGGCTGAGCAGGATCTAGATTCTTTCTTGAAAAAACTTCAGAACCTAAACTCGTCCGGAGCTGTAGGTAAAAACGTATCATCTGTAATAGGTGGTACTTCTTCTCAATTTAAGACCATCTTTCAAGATGCAACGCAATCATACAATGCCTTTAACGATTCAGTAAGTCACTTCTATTCAAAAATTGCAAATGGAGAATTGCAACTGCAGAAGATCCGAAACGAGCAAACTATCCTTAATAAGGAGTTGAAGAATGGAGTAATAACTGAACAGGAATATATCAACAAAACAGCGCAATTGACCCAATTAAGGGAGAAGTTAAGCGCACAGATCAAAGATAACAAGAACCAATTAGCCCAATACAATAAGGAAGCTGAAAGAAAACCAGCATTCACAAGACAGGACACTCTTAATGAATTGGCCAATGCACACGGCTCAGGATCTTCCGGCCCTACGTTATCGGCTACAGAATCATTTGCTAAAGCAACCCAAGAAAGTATCAATAAGCTAAATCAGGAGTTGACCGAACTGGACTCTAAGCTAAAGCAAGGGGCGATTTCAAACCAAGATTATGCTAAGAGTTCGGAGACAATAAATAACAGCTTAAAAGAGCTGTATTTGAACCAAGAACATTTTAATAAGAATGTTGGCAAGGGGTTAGTTCCTTCGACTGAGGTAAAGGAACAAAAATCAATATTGGATTCCGTTTCCTCTCAATATCGGGAAATGGTGGAGGATGCTACTTCGGCATTCCAAATGATCAGCCCAGAAGCCAAGAAACTTAATAATGATCTCGTTGCCTTAAGGCAGGAGAATAAGAATATCACGGCTGCACAGAAGGAGCTTTCAGACTCTTTTGAACATGGGGCCATTTCCGAAAAGCAGTATATTGAAGCTTCTAGGGATTTAGGTGTACAGCAAAGGGAAGTAAAGAATCGGATAACCGAGACTCAAAAGTCCATTACTACCCTTGATAATATTGAAAGGCAGTCCTTAGGCTCCATTGCTGAGAAAACAGCTAGGTTAACCAAGCTTAAGCAGACCTATGATCAATTATCCGCTTCCCAGAGAAACAATATCAATGTAGGTGGAAAGATAAAGAAAGAATATCAGCAGCTATCTTCTGAAATTGATGTTCTAAACAACTCCTTATCCGGGACTAAAAGCGCTGGTATTGGATCTGCTTTCAATTCTATCAGAAGCATAGCTGGCGCAATGGGCATTGCCTTTGGTACGCAGCAACTGGTCCAGTTTGGGGTTGAACTTTTCAACATTGCTAAACAGGCAGAAGGTATTGAACTAAGATTTGCAAGGATCGGTGATACTTCTGGATTGGAAAAATTACGTACAGCTACCAAAAATACTGTTTCTGATCTTGAATTGATGAAACAAGCTATTAGAGCTGATAACTTCCGTATTCCAATGGATGTCCTGGCCAAAGGTTTGCAATTCGCTACAGTTAGGGCAAATGAAACAGGAGAAAGTGTCGATTACCTTGTTCAATCATTTACTACCGGTTTAGGTCGTAAATCTAAGCTTGTGCTGGACAACCTTGGGATTTCAGTAGTAGAATTGAATGCTGAAATTGAAAAAACTGGTGATTTTGCAACTTCAGTAGGTAATATCATTGATCGAGAAATGGCCAAATCGGGTCAAGCGGTCGATACATTGGCCGAGAAAACTAACAGGCTTGCAACGGAATGGAGTAATTTCAAAAAGGATCTTTCAAAGAATATTTCAAAGATCTTCAATCCAGGATTGCCTAACGCGAGCAATATTGAAAAACTTACAGAAAGCTATAAGAATAACTTTGATAACATCAAAGGGTACAGTGCCTCTTCTAGAGAGGAATTTATTAAGGATTCAAATGCTAGGTTGGCCCAGGTTAATAAAGAATTAGCAAATTATAGCCTAGATAGCCCTCTATTTAAAAAGATTTATGACCAACAAAAAGGATGGGGAGGCAAATCACCCACTCAATTGTTGAATGATCTTAGGAGACCTTTAGTTGAGCAACAACAAGCCCTTCAAGCCTCATTGACCTATGCAAAGGGTATTACCGATGAAATGGCCACTCAGGAACGCCACTCAAAGAATATATTCTCCAAGAAAGAAGTTACAGATAAATTGGCCGAGGCTAACCTTGCATATGATAATTCAGTAGGAGATAAAGCTAGAGCCCAAGCTAAGAAAGAAGTAGACAAATGGCAAAAGCTTTATGATGATATGTCTATCAAATCCTCTAAAGGAATATCTAAAAAAGGAGAATCTGAATTTGAAAAAGAAAGACAGGCAGTAGAACGACTTATTTCCCTTCAATTGAAAGTTGATCAGGTAAATGAAAAAGTAAAGAACAGTAACCTATCTAGAGATGAGCAGGAAATAGAATCCATCAAAGATAAGTACAGACAGATCAGAGATGAAATTGCCAAGTTTGAGCGAGATCCAAAGAACAAAGGAAAACTAGTTGATGTTTCTGGACTTTCATCTTCTGAAGAATTCGAGATTACTGAGGCCAAAACACGTCAAAGTACTACCAAACTACTGAAAGAACTGAATGCCCAAAGGGAAATTTATACTCAGTACAATGAATATGTTGAGCAGAACGGCGTTGAGGCAGCCGAAAAGATGTTTGGCAAACAATCGGAGTTAGCAAAAAATTACCGTGCTACGATCCAGAATGAATACAACAAGATAATTGCTCTACAAAAAACGGCTTCTATTGCTTCATTTGTTGGTGTAGACATAAAGCTCACTCAAGCTCAGGAGGAAAGAGCCAAAGCTCTAAAAGAGATACTGGAATCTTTGGATAAAGAAGATAGAGCTAGGCAGATGGCCAAATATGCCGATGCGCTAAAAATGGCTGAAACTTTTACCGACAAGGAAACCAAAATAAGAAAAGCCCATAACGATGCCCTTGCACAATTAGGCAAAGATGCAACCCAAGATCAAAAGGATGCAATTGATAATGTCCTTAAGAACGAACTTCAAGCGATCATTGAAGCTGAGCCAAAATTGAAAGAGGCAATGGAGGCTATTTCAAATGCTCAGGCGTGGGTTTTACCTGAAGCAATTGATAATGGAAAGCAGATGCTTACAAATTTGATTGACGGAATGAGGTCAAAATATCCTGAGTTATCACAGGTCCTTGATAAGCTTGAAAAAGACTTAATGGCCCCTCTGAATAGAGCTTCAAAGGGAGCTAAAGAACAGAAATGGGATATTATTCAAGATGCTGTGTCGGGGTTTGAACAATTGGTAAACCAAGCAGCAAATTTTGATGATACTCTAAAAGGATCTTTGTTGACAATTGCGGACATGTTGACCACGGTTGGACAACTTTCGAAATCATTAGCTAATTCAGGATCTGCTTTAGGAAAAGCATTAGGGGGGGTAGGTGGCTCCTTCCCTGTCATTGGTGCAGTTGCAGGTATTGTAGGTAGTGTAATAGGGATTTTTGAAAAGGGTGCAGAAAAAAGAAGGCAACGAGAAGCTGAGGACGCTAAATATGCATATGAATACCAATCGAAACAGATAGAGTCCATCACCAAAGCTCTCCAATATCAATTACAATTGGTTGAAGATATTTATGGAGTTGAAAGGGTAAAGGCCTACGGAAAAGCTATATCTGTCGCCAATAAGTCTGCAAATGAAAGCATATCGAAAGTCAATAGCAGTCAGAAGTACCAGTTGACGGGAGATAGATTGATCGATGAATGGATAACCAACAGAAATAATGGTAAACAGAATTTCTTTGGTGATAACATTCTTGATTCAATGATTTCATATGGTAAGATAAAAAAGGTAGAATTGGGATTTTCAAAGGTAGAAGACATCACCAAAGAACACTTGATCAACCTTCAGAAAATGGTAAACGATGGCGGGCTTGATGAAGCAACAAGAACTCAAGTGCAGAACATCCTTGACCAATACGAGATATGGAAAGAAGGAACCAATAAACTAAAGGAGGAATTGTTGGGAATCAGCTTTAAGGGAGTGCTTGACGTTACAAAAAACCTTTTCTTCAACAATGGAGAGAATTCCGCTGATGCCTGGCAAAAGGGTTTCGACAATGTAATGAAGGATTACTTGAAGAACCTTTTTAGCAGGGAGTTCTTGGAAAAAGAATTGCAAGCTTTTTATGATAAATACGATGAATTAGCAAAGAGTGGAGATAAATTAACCGATGTTGAAAAAGCTGAGCTAGAAAATATATGGAAGAATATTGAAAAGAATGGTAAAGATAGGTTAGATCAGCTTCAAAAAGACTTGAACATAGATTTGTCTGATAATGCAAGTAGTGGGGCAATTGGATCAGAAGGTATTTCAAGAGCTACAGAAGAACAGTTTTCAGAATATTTGGGAATAAATAGAGCGATATGGGATTTAAATAAGCAACAATTAGAAATATTACGTTCCACCAACAAATCTCATGTTGATTATGTAGGAATTGCTAATGCCAGTCTTACAAGACTAAATTCGATTGACATAAACACTGCTAATACGGTCAAGGAGTTACAACAAGCAGTTATCCATTTAAAGAGTATAGACACTAGTCTTGGAAGGAGGTATGCTGGATAATGTTCAATATCAACGAAGAAAATACAGAAGGATTGGGGCTATACTTCAAAAGAGATAGTATCTATAATGAGCTTGGACAATTACCAAAGCCTAAACAGAGATTTTTCAACGACTGGGCAGACGAACACGGTAAGGACTATGACGAGGTTTCGCCTACGTACTATGAAGCTTTGGAATACTCAATCGGATGTTATTTGGTAGCTGATAATGTTGCAGATTTTCAGGAAAAAAGGTCGACAATTCTATCCATCATCTCGCAACCTGGAGGATTTACCTTGTTCAGTGAAACATTAGGTCGTGGCTTCCACTTGAGGTATATCGATTCACCTTCATTTAGGCATATCAATCCTGTTTGGTCAAATGGAAAATTGTTTTGCGAGTTTGTGTTGAAGCTGGAGAATAATTTCAAACCAACATTGACCGAGTTCTTTTTAGCAGATGACACAGATTACATATTGACAGAGCAGGACGAATATATCATAGTAAACGATTTACAGCAGAATTTTTAATAGCAGAGTGCGAATAGGATAATGAGCAAGATTAAAGTATATAGGGGATTGACAGAAGTAGCGGAATTACCGTTACAGGATGGAACTTTTGCAAAGCAATTGCAGGGTTCTCATGAACTGTCTTTTTCCACTCGTTCTGCTAGCAAATTGGATCTTAGAATTGGTGATACTTTGACCTATAAAGGTGAGTTAATGACCATCAACAAAGAACCTGGTGTATCGAAGCTTTCGTCATTCCAATATTCAACCACAATTGTATTTCAAGGATTGCGCCATACGCTTGAGCGTTACATTCTGAAAGACGAAGGCACATTGACCTTTGATTATTTCGGTACGCTTTCGGATTTCCTATTGATGTTCTTAGAATCTATCAATGCGAGCGATAGCGGATGGACCTTTGGAGAGGTTGAAGTTACTGAACCATCATCCTTAAGCTTCGATCGCGTGGATTGCTTTTCTGCTCTCAATATGATAGCTCAGGCATTTTCCTGTGAATGGCAGATTGTAGGGAAACAGATAACCGTAAAAAAAACAGTTGGGCAGGTAACAGGTATCAACGTAGCTTACGGAAAGGATAATGGGTTATATTCTCTATCCCGTGAATCGATTGACAATGCAAGGATCGTAAACCGTGCTTTTGGTTCGGGTGGTTCGAATAACCTTCCGCAGGGATATACGGGGAAGGTGTTGCGGCTTGCAGAGCCAATTGAAGATGCAGCAAGTATTGCGATGTATGGTGTTCGGGAGGGAGCATTTTCCGATGAGACAATATTTCCAAATAGGACAAGTACAGCGACAACCGTTGCAAAGATCAATGATAACACCTACCAGTTGGAAGATTCAACAATTGACTTTGACCTGAACGGACAACGAATTGATGGAACTGAAGCAAAGATTGTTTTCAAATCAGGCGCATTAATTGGTGAGGAATTTAAGATTATTTCCTACAACCATGCTAACAAGCGCATTCGATATGAAGCGAATAAGGACAGTAACGGTGGGTTAATGCCTACAGGGTTGATGGTTGCCGAGGTTGGAGATAGCTACACCCTTGTGGGTATAAGGATGCCATCGAATTATGTTGATGCTGCATTATTGGCACTTGAGGAACGCACTACTGAATATCTAAATTCTAACAAGATACCTCGTGTCTTATACAAATTGGATATAGACATCTTGGATGCTAAGCGTAAGGCAACCTATCCAAATGAGGGCGATTTTATTCATGTGGTGGATGCGGACTTAGGTATCGATGACGATATCCGTGTTACGAGCATTGAATATCCAGCTTTGTTTCCAGACGTGCTAATTCAGGGAATGAAATTCAATTGTGAAGTTGGCAATGACATCACCTACACTTTTGTACAGAAGATAGAGAAAGATATAAAAGAAACCAAGCAGGTTGTCACTCAGGTTTCCAAGGATAGTTGGGAAGCTGACCGCAGGAATGTATTGGCTATAGAGGAATTCCGCAAGATGGTGTTCGATCCTGATGGAAATTTGCAACAACCTATGATGGAAGCCTTGGTTGCTTATTTCGGTACACCTTCACAATTGTTCACCCTATCCCCTAGTCCGACATTTACCATGAGCGAAACGGAATTCTCGCTTTCGGCAACTACATTGGTGCATAAGGCATATCAGATTTCCCCGACGATGTACATATGGGATTTACCTGCATTTTCTCAAACTGGGTTGATACCGGAAAAGGCTTACTACCTATCCGCAAGGTGTAGTAAAACCACGCTAACAGGCGAATGGGTGCTTAACGAAACTTTGCAAACAACGGAAAGCGAAGCTGGTTTTTGGCATTTCAATATGGGCATACTCTCATCGGTTATCGATGGCGAACGTAGTTTCCGTGCAACCAAAGGGTTTACGCTTATCTCAGGAGGGCAGATTGAAACTGATATGTTGACTGCTTATATGATTAACGTGGTAAGATTGTTTGCTCAGGAAATTGAAGCAACAAACCTTAAGATAACGGGTAATAGCGAAGTAGCAGGTTTCAAAATAAATGAAGATGGATTGTACTATGCTCCAAGTTCTATTGATGGGGTAAAGTTTTATATCAAGCGGACTGGAATTACTTGGGAAGACCATAGGTTACTGATAGGTTCAACTCCTGAGGTAGCAAGAATGCAAACCAATTCTTTTGGTTCCGCTCTTTATCTGAGCAATTCAGGAGCGCATCCATTGAATGCAGGATTGAAGATTAATATGGGGGCAGAAAATAAGAATGCATTGGATATTGAGATGGGCAGGATCAAAGTAACGAGCCTGGCAGGAAATGAATATGGAATTAACACAGTGCAACCATTCAACGATGGTAGTGGAGTAAAATACCTTCACATCAATAAGGGATTAATAACAAGTATTACAGATACAAACGAATAGTGAAATGGCAAAAGAAAGAGGTGCGAAAACGATACCGGAACTTGATGAAGCTCTGGATTTTGAAAATATTGTTGTCGACGATGGCACACCGATAGGAAAAAGGATGACCAAGGCTTCCCTTAAGGCGCTATTGACGATCGAGGGAACGGAAATTGAACCCCTAGTAGGAGGAGACAGCTCAGCTACTGCCCTTGTCGTGGCCAATGGTCCTTCAGGAGAACAAAGAACAGCAGAAGTAGCTAGCGGTAAGTGGTATGACTTCGGATCAGGTCCTGTTTTGGCAGATGCTGACAGGCGATGGAAAGCCTATTGGAACGGCTCTTCTTGGTCACTTAAAGACATGGGGGCGTTGCCGCAGACCGTTATTTCCAACACTAAAGGCACGTCAACTACAGCAGGGGCGTCGCAAAAACTAGTTAGTGATAATATTGATGAGGTAGACAAGATAAAGAATCAAATAGGGGTTAATGACAGAATCATTAATGGAGATTTTACGAATGGTATCACAAACTGGTCAAAAAATGAAATACCCGTAACGATATCAGTGGTTGATGGTGTTTTATCGGTAAACACCACGGGAGGAACTGATCCTGCAGTTACACAATCAATTCCATCAATGGCATCCGGGATTTACAATATTGAAATTAGAGTTAGAAGAACTTCTTCGGCTTCAATAATTCTCAGGGCTGGGGTCACTTCAAATACCACTTTTAACTTCACTCTATCCAATACAGATTGGAATGTTTATAAAGGTACTATTAATGTCACAGCAACAGGTAATAAGACTTTTTTAATCTCTATTCCAAAAGATGCTCAAGTAGAAGTGGATTATGTTAAGTGCTATTCAACAGTTGATAATAGCCTTTTTTCAAACGTTAATAATTTAGATGCACGTGTAAAAGTTGTTGAGCCAGTAGTGGAAACAGTTGGTGTAGAGAACAAATTAAGAAATAATAATTTTAATAATGGGCTAGTAGATTGGACAAAGAATGAAAATTTATTTACCATGGATATCCAAGATGGTAATTTACATATCACAACAAGCTCCAACCCTAATGTTGGTGTTCTTCAGTCGTCAGTTCCAGCTACAGTAGGGACTTGGGTTTGTGAAATAAGGATGAAAAAAGTAGCTGGTTCATCATTTCAGTTCACTTTAGGCACATATACCCCAGGACAAAAAAGAACTGCTCCCATTACTGTAGCATCAAATAATTGGGAAACTTATTCAGCTGAAATTGAACTATTATCTACTAATATATCAGGAACAGGATTTGTAGGGTATATGATAGGTTTAACATCTAATATTGAGGTTTTAATTGAATATGTTAAATTCTACAAAAAAGTAAATGGTAGTATTGATGATAGATTAAATACATTAGAGAAATCAAATATCGACACGTCATGGCTACCTAAGCCTATTAAATCTATTTCTCCGTTAAAAACATGGCTACAGCCTTTTATTGACAAGTATTTATCAAGAACACAAGATGTTACATTGGTTCAGATTGGGGATAGTATTTCTACAGATCTAAACTGGACAAATAAAAGACCTGATGCTAATGAAAGACCTCCTTTTTGTACAGAGTATAATTTCAACTCTTACTTAGAAGAAAAACTAAGATGGAAACAGCAGAAGTATAGAAGATATGATTATGCTGGTGTTTTTACAGAAATACTAGGGGGAGGTACAGCTTCTGTTCTACAATCAGATGCTACAAACTGGGGTTTTACAGGAAATTCATACTATTTACCATTAACAAAAGTAATTGATGGAGGAACTAACTCAGGGATATCTTTCTCAATGCCAGCTAATATTAAAAGATTAGGATTAATAGTGCATACTGATAAAGCTTGGGCAACCTCTACTGTAGTCTCTATTTCAGGCGGAAATGGTAAGGTAGAAGTATTTGATGGTACAAATTGGGTAGAAGCAAACGGATATTCAACCACATTCAAAGAAGTTGATACAGTCGCCTCCTTAGGATTTAATACAGATAATGCTCAAAAAAGATTAAATTTTAGGAGCCTTACTGACCTAACAGAAAAAACAATTACAGTTCAAAACGTAGGTGTTGGTAGATTCGGATATTGGGGTATTGAATATAGTCCATTTGAATATATGTTCACTTATATCTGTGCAAGTAAAGGGAGTCATGATGTAGCGATGTTGCAACGATATGAATCTTGGATGGTAGACTCATTTAACCCCAATCTTATCGTATGGCAATGTCCTATACTTAATACACAATTTGGTGTAGTTAGTGGTGCTAGAAACTATCCTTCTACAAACTATGGGTCAAGGTTTGTAACAAAATACAATGCACTATTAGCAAAAGGTTATTTAGTTCTTCCTTTAAATGTTTGGGCAGCTACTTATTCAAATTTTGTAGATACAAATGGCAATTTTCTTTACGCATATACCACAACTAATGGTTTTGTTAGTTGTCAAGCAGATGCAGATAATATGCTTTATAAGTTTGATGAAATTAATGTTCCGTTCATAAACCTATTTCCTAGAATAACAGAAGTAGCAAAAAACAAAGCAGAAATTGACCAAGCGAATATATATACCTCCGCTCTTATTTCTAGTGGCAAAGATGGATATACCTTTACATATGATGGAATACATTTAAATAAGTTGGGTAATCAAGTCTATTGGAATTTAATGGAGAATTATTTTAATTTTTAAATAAAGAACCCAATGGATGAGAGATATCCATTGGGTTTAAATAATCGAGTACTGATATGTGTGGTATCAGTCTAAAAAAGATAGAAAAATTAATGAGAAATGAAAACAGTAAAAAAGGTTACTTAAATAAAAAGCCCAACGGATCGGAAACCGCTGGGCTAAAAAAACGAGTTCCGATGTGTGGCATCGGACTAAACTTATCAAAGGTAAACAAAAAAGCCCAACATCATGAGTTGCCGGGCCGTTTAAACCAATTTAGATTATAGAATGTGATTAAAGTTAAGAAAATAAAACAAAAAAGCCCAATAGTTCGAGGTACTATCGGGCTGCTTTTGAAAAACATTCCACATGTGTAGAGATATAAAGATAACAAAAATTAGGGGATGAAAAAAAGCCCAATGATGTCCTTTCATTGGGCTTGGGGTAAAAAAATGTTATGTAGTATACATTAACGAATTAAAGATAGGAAAAATTAGGTGAAATAAAAAAAGCCTGACGTACATGGGGTATCCGCCAGGCTAGTACTAAACTATATAAATATGTTCTTAAAGTTATGGGAATAAAATCAAAGGACTGTACTGTACATTAGGGCGCAAAAAACCCAGCGCTGTCCCTTGCGCCGGGTAACTATCTAATTAACGCATGATTTTCATGCAAGTGCAAATATAACAAAAAACCCAACAGCGCATATGCAGTTGGGTTTAAATAACAAAAAATGCATTTCGCCATGCATTGGTCAAATATAACAAAAATAAGCAAGCCCGGCGCAATTGAAACGAACACCGGGCTGATAACGAAACTACAATGATAAATAGTTGAGTTTAATATAGGAAAAAATCAGGGAAAGATGAAAACAGGAGAAAAGGGATTAAAGCTGATAGAGGATTTTGAAGTAGGTGGGAACCTAAAGAAATACCTTACGGCATATCAGGATGTAGTAGGAGTTTGGACTATAGGAATAGGCTCTACTTATTACGAGGATGGAACGAAAGTTAAGCGTGGCGATAAGATCACTGAAGAACGTGCAAGGGAATTGTTTAAGAATATCCTTGTTAGGTACGAAAACGATGTTAATCGAGTGATCAAGGTTTGCCTAAATCAAAATCAGTTCGATGCACTGGTAAGCTTTACCTACAATTTGGGAGGAACTAATCTTGCCAGTTCGACATTGGCCAAACGTGTAAACAACAATCCCTGTGATGCTGATATCCGCAATCAGTTCATGAGGTGGAACAAGGCAGGAGGAAAAGTCTATGCAGGATTGACACGAAGGAGAAAAGCAGAAGCGGATTTATATTTCAGTAAGTAAGGGAATGAACGAGTTAGAAAAAGAGCAACAGCCACAACCAAAAGGTAGCAAACAGCCAACTTTCATGCAGATAGTTAGCCATCCTGTTACCTATGCATTGATGGTTGTGGTGTCGGTTTTCTGGTTTGTCCTCTATTGGGTAACGGATAGGGGCGACAGCCAGAACGACAAGATGATCCAGATGCAGGACAGGCTTTACCAACAGATGATCGAGGAAGTAAGGAAACAGGTGACGCCTGCAGTTGACAGGGTAAATGAAGCCGCTACCAAGGTGGACAGTGCTGCAATCCGTGTTGATAGTGTTGCTCAACAACAGAAACTAAGGAAAGGAGCAAAGAAATGAGATGGTTTGTATTAGTGTTCTTGGTGATAACCGTAAGCTATCATCCAAAGAGCGAGCCAAGCAAAAGGAATGAACTGGCCGAGCCTATTGAAAACATTGTTATCAAACTCGATACGATATCCAATAAGCTAGATAGTATTTCACAGAAGATCGAACAATTATGAGAATATTTATAATGGTAATGGTCTGCGCTCTATTGACCGGGTGCGGACTTTTCAAGAAATCAAAGAAGATTGATAAAACGCTTTCGAGCATAGAGGTGAGTAAGGATGTCAAAGTCAGTACCGATACCAAAAAGGAGCAAGTGGACAGATCCAAAACTGATGTCAAATCAAACGTCCAGAGCGATGAAAGCACAAAGGTCTATCCAACTAAGGGAACTGAAGTAAAGATTAATCCTGATGGCTCTATGACGTTCCATGCTGACAGTATAATCCAAAAGGCAAGAAGGAACAGCAATGAGGCCAAGAATATTGCCAATGATATAAAGAATACATTAGATCAGAAGGCAGACAGTGCATCTAATGAGAATGGTAAATTGGAACAAAAGCAAAGTTCATTTGTAAAGAACAGCGAACCTGATAAATGGGGAATATTTGTCAGTAAAATAGGATGGGCCATTGCTTTCCTTGTGATATTGATCGGGGTCTGTTGGTGGTTCTTTGGGATGAAAAAAAAGTAGAATTTACGGAAAACCGTATTTCTTGAATTATTGAAAAATAATATATTTGCAAAATATACCAAATCAATTATTAATATGAAAAAATTCCAGGAGTTGTGATAAAAAGTAACCATAAAACTATTTTAACAGGCAATGTTTTTGATGTTTTATATTGCCCAGAAAAGAAAAGTATATTTAAAGCTGAAATAGTCGGAGATTTTTCACCAGAAATTATAAATCAGACCTTTTAAAACACGCTATTAATAATGATCAAGCCACTCTAACCAGTGGCTTTTTTTAAAACTTTAAAACAGTGGGATCAATAAAACTTTTCGCAAACACGCCAATTTTACCTAATTGATCACTGATAATTAAATCTCCAGACTTATTAATTTTAAATCTTTGATCGGGTAAATGCATATCTACAAACTCTTTTCCATTCCAAACGAGTTCACTTATTGTAATTAATTCAGATTTAGCACCGATTTCCAATTTTTCTTCTGACATATCACAAGAAGAAAAATAGAGTTTTCCATCATCACTTAAAACAAATTTATATGCAGCTGGAAAATCCATGTCTTTAGCAAGCTGAGGATCTGGCCAAACTCCAACTAATCGACCTAAATTCTTTTTTTTATCATTTGTGGAGTTATCAATATTCTCATCGTTAAAAACAGGTTTTGTTTTTATATAATCTTTATCTGAAATATATTTATTAGATATTTCAACATCTTTAGGTATATGCTCAAAATGATACTTTAATAAAGCACCTCCAATTATTAAAAAACCTATAATTATAATTATGGTCAGTGGATCTAAAATCCGTTTTTTTTGATTAATTAAAAGTTTCGGATTCGTTGTTATATTTTCTGCCTCTTTTACAATCGGCTCTTCGAAAGCCTTAGGAATTACTTTTTCAGAAAATGGTTCATGATCAAACTCAATACCTGTTTCTAATTGAAAAAGAGTTGATAATTCATTAACAATATTGTTGATTACCTTATCTGTATAATCTAAAATATATTCCTTTTCAAAATGGTTATTATTTTTATGATAGGAAAGTGACTTAATTATAAATGTTTTATTTTCATCTAAAATAGATTCATCAATTGATATTTTCAATTTAAATGATTCAGGCCTTTTGGAAAGTATCACTTTATCTTTATTGATTGTAATTATCAAAATACCCGATTTAAGAACCAAATTTTCAATAGCTGATTCAATATGAATGTATGCAAACTTTAAGTCTATTGGCTCATTGGTTTGAGCTTTAAATTCATTTCCGCATTCAAAACAAAACTTTGGGCTACCAGATTGTTTTGAGCCACACTTTGGGCAGTAATTGTATTTTTCCATTAAAAATCAAATTTCTATTTTGCAAACTTAAAATAAATTAAAATTTTCAATTAATAGTTTTTAGCGATAAAATAAGGTATGTAGTGTTTTATTTACAGCATAGTGTTTTGCTAAAAATATTAGTATTTTTGTTCCATGTCAGCACCAGCATGGATAAATAGGAACAAGCAAACGCCCAGTGATGTGGTTTCAATTATTAAAACCGCTAAGGTAATGGTTGTTGGATTTTCCATGAGAAGCAACAAAAATTCTATACTCCGGCTTGAAGTTTTTTCTATGCTACCTCAAGAAATTAAAAAAGAAATACTTGAATATATTGACAATAGTTCGTAGAAATTAGTATCGAAACAGGATATGGCGATATTCAACAACAGAATTTGAAATATTTATTGATTAGAGTTATATTATTCATTAAAAATCCCCAATCTAACTAAGACCGGGGATCTTGAGATGGAATTTTATGGAAAAACTAATCAGCAGCCGGTAAAAATATCCCCTGACTCATGGAAACAGGGGATAAAAGAAATAATAAACTTTTAATTAGTGGTAGTAGAAAGTATATTCAAATTTAATATGGCAGGGATTTCTTGTCAAGCATTTTAAGAATTTTTAACAAATTCATAAAACTTCAATTGGATTATGTGTTAAAATAGACCAGTTAATAAAAAATCCCTGATCCATCTGCTATGTCGCGAACAGATTGGACCAAGGACTTACAATAGAAACTAATAATAATAACAATTAACAACTTCTTTTAAAAAACCCTGCGATTATCAGCAGGGTTCAATTCACCATATTACCCTTTTTCCTTAAGGGCTAACTGATTGAGAATTTAATAGGTTGTCAATGTGAATGAGACACTGTCAACTTTGGTAAGGTAGTCATTAAATCAATCCCCTGTATAAACATTCGGATATATTCCCAAATTAAATACTTCTTCCTCGATTTTTATCAACCACTGTTTGCAATCCACTGTATACATGGTCCACATTTTACCTTCAATTTCTCTTATTTCAGCTTCTTTAGAATAAAATAATTCTCCACTTAATGTAACAGGGAAAGTGATTCTTTTCTGATTAGTCTCAATTCCTCCTCGCAATAAACTTCTTGCAGTTGATATAATCGTTTCCTTTGGAATATTCCTCATAATAGGTAAACAAAAAATTAAAAATTTTTTTTCAAAATAAAAATAATTAAAAATAATTTGAAACATTTTACATATAGTTTGTTATGTTTACATAAACATTATGGACAATCATTCAAAATTTGATATCAGGGACTTCGTGACCAGATATGCCCTATGGTTATCTCGGGCTAAAAGTGAAAAGGAAGCAATAGAATATGCTGAAAAAATTCTAAAGGATAATCCAGATATATTGAAACTGGTATTGGAGGATATTAAAGCTAGTATAAATAACAAATAAGGATCAATCCTTACTCTTGCTAGCCCTGCTCTTAGCTTGAAGATGAACCTTGTATAATCAATACTTATATAATTAAGAAATGTATTTATAGTTTTTATTTGAGTTGAATTAAAGCCATCGTAAAAGGTGGCTTTTTTCATTTAAGATTATTTAAAATTTAGATAAATATCCCCTTATCGGGTGATTCGGGAGTATTTTAACTAATTATTAACCTAGATTGCGATATTGAATCTAAAGTTCGAATTTAATAAAAAAATCCCCAATCCAATTTAAGACCGGGGATCTTTAGATGATTTTTATAGGAAACATTATTGTCGGCCATTTAAAAATCCCCTGATACCATAACATCAGGGGACATTAGAAATAATAAACATTTATAAATACCGGTTGTAGAATATACTTTCAAATTTAATATAGGTCCAAATTTAAGTCAAGGATTTTAAGAAATTTTAACTTATTCATGAGAGTTTACACCTACTAATAAAAATTCCCCGATCAAACTAATGAAGTCACTGCACTCGAAAGATCGGGGATTACTTAAATTAGTAATATTATTTTAAAAACAAACCCCTCCAAAAACTGAGGGGGTCCGCCATTTAGTTAGTTGTGTTGAACGTCTAAAAATCCTCGGCTAACTCTTACTTTGACTGCACAATTTAGGCCAAATTCTTTATATAAGAAACTTTAGTTCGAAAAGACTCCTGATTTATCTAAATAAATTTCTTTCCTACTGTTATAAAACACCTCACGTGGCGGAACGAAAACGTCAATTAAATCATCTCGGTAACCCTCAAGCAATATATCAATGGTTTCAGGATTTACTTTATACATGGAATAAATAGCATCATCATCGAGGAAGCTGATGTCTGATTTCAGAAGGTTTATTTGATATTCATCGAATAAATTCTCAGCAGATTCCTTATTAATTTTCACAAGATTTTTCGCAGATAGATCAAAGCTCTCCATTTCTTTTTTTATTTTGTCTTCGTATTTCTCGCTGAGATATTTGAAGTATAACTCCCTGTCACCTGTCCTTAAAGCTTCATTTCTATAAGCAATCTTTTCAGGAGAAATTTCAAATTCATACAATTCAGGTTGTTCCTTATAATGGAAATGTTCATTAAATCTAGTTAATCTTTCGTTAAGGGGCATATTTTTTTATATTATTTTTTCGGTTTCCAATATATATTATTAAAATTTATAATAGAGTTATATATATTAAGAAAATCCCGAATGTGGCATGTCGTAATCCTTTTTATGGATATTAAATTTATCCCTGTTAGATATATTATCCTTTATATCCTCGACCAATTTTACAATCTTTTTGTCAATTATTGAATCAATTTCCTCCTTAACAATGTACATCCTCTGTACGTACATTTCCGAGTTGAAGAATCCGGTGATAATATAAATATCAGTGCCTATTGGATACCCTTCTTCCATATGGATGTTGACATCTGCTTTAGTATGGCTAATATCATAAAAGTCAAAAATCTCCTTAAGTATGGGGTCTATTGTATCTAAAATGTCTTTGTTTCTCATATCTAAAAGACTCGATTAACTGGGATATGCAATAATACAATCAAAGTAAATTATCTTCTTTTGTAAATAAAATGATATTGGTCATTTTTAATGATACAATTCAAATATATGTGCTATTTATTCAATTTATTCAAAACATTTTGACTTAGGATGGTTATATTAATAAAGACAATGGACAACCATTCAGATATTGATGTTAGAGATTTCGTGGGTAGGTTTGCAATTTGGATAGCAAAAAATAGGTCTATAGAAGAAGCTCAAGCTTATGCTGAAAGTGTATTAAATGATAATCCTGAAGTATTAAAACTCGTTCTAATAGATATTTCAAATGCAACAAACAGTTCGCATTAATCCATCCTCTTGCTTGTCCTGCTCTTAGCCTTGTTGCTAATGAACCTAGTATAGAACCAATGCAATGATTTGGCCTCGTCCTTATTACGTGCGTAGCCTTCTATTTCCTCACGGGATTTATCGATAAGTGTTGCTCCTATTTCATTCAGTATTAAGTCACGTATGTTCCGTGCATCGGTATTATTTAACGGCTCTTCACATTCTTTGATTGCCTGGAGTATTTTGTCTATTGTGGATTGCATAAAACAAAGGTAAGTAAAAAGCCTAACGGTAGGTTAGGCTTGTGGAAAGTTCGGTTTAATTTCCTATTAATAAGAAATATTGGTGGTAAGGACCTTTCCAGTAGAAACTGCACTTTCCTTAACAACTTTGCCATCAACTATAATCTGTGATTTCAATGTGGAGTTGTCATTTGGCCCAATTGCATTAGCTGAAATAGCTGGTGTTTTTGAAGAAATATTTGCATCACTCGTCCACTCATTTCCGAAATTTCCAGTTTTGCTAACTGGAGAATCCCCATCGTAATAAACAATGACGGAAATATTCACACCAGAGGAACCAATTATTTTGTACTGAACCTTCTTGGCTTCAGTACCAGGAGAACCGTCATCATCTTTACTACATGATGAAAAAACAAAAGTTAATGCTAATAAAAGCAATGATAGGGTTTTTAAGTTTTTCATAAATTTATATTTATAAATATTATTTTTCAATTGTCATAAAATTAGTAAAATTAACACCTAACATACGGTATTTCTGTAAAATACCTAAAAACAGGTAATTCAGAATACACCCATAGCTCATAAACAATAGAAGGACTTTTGAAGAATACGCGCGACAGGAGCAACTCTAATAAAGGAAGGCAAATTAGATCTAAAGAAGCTGGAAGAGTATTATGGGGAGTTCAAAATTAAAAACCTAACGGTGGGTTAGGCTTGTGAATTTTGGTTTAAAATCTTGCCATAGTTCCAAGGCAGTTTCTTGAATTTGAGTTAACCAATCTTCGTTGTTTACTCTTATTCCTTTCTTTTTACCCTTTTCTAAGTAGGTAACAAAAGCATAGTATGACATGTTTTCCTTTGATTTATCGTAGTCATATCTAAAACTATCAAAGTGAAATGTAATTTCAACCTTTAAACGATTGCCATTATCTAATTTGAATATCTTCTCTTTATGTGCCATTATATGTAAAATTAATGATTTCCATTGAAGATTTTTAGCGCCCTTTCAATAGCTTTCTCGGTGGCTTGTTGGCGGGTGTATAGAGATACTGATAGGTGTGTTAACTCTTAAATTTTGGCCAAAGATTGTAGCCAATTTCAGGATTATTTGATTGATGTTTTCTAATTAGTTCTACCTCAACCTTATTGACCTCTTTAATGTCATCCGTGTAGGACTCCCAAAGTATTTGCTTTCGTATTGTAAAATCCAACATTTGTTCCTCTGTGAAATCAGCAGCAATCAATCTGCTGTTAGCACTTCCAAAATAATTCAAAGTATTGGTTAGGTCTTTTCCTATGTAAATTTTACCGTTCGGGTATGTTATTTTATATATAACTTTTTTAATCATTTATATTATTTAAAGATTGAACCCCTTTTTCGTAAACTTTTAAAAATAAATTAACATCTATATCAATATTTTCGAATTTTTGATCAAAAAGATACTTATATAGATTTTGTAATAATTCCCTGGCTTTTAAAATTATCAATAAGTAATCTTTAAAATTCACTGAATTATCATTAGCTACACGTACTGATCTATTTGCTTTAAACACATGCGCCACAGTGTCTCTACGCTTTTTGATCTTTTCTAATTTGGGATTTTCCTCCGTAAACCTTTTAATATCATTCATTATTTCCTTCAGTCCACTGAGATTTATATTAATAGAATTACCTTCTAAAAAGCTATATAACTTACTAAAGGTTTTTATTTCGTCGCAACGTGGATTATCTTTAAATAATGCCTGAGTTTTTATCAGCGCCATTGTATCATGGTTTATCCACAATTGATTATAGGACATGATGTACATGTCAGCTTCAATAAACACTTTAGAAATAAAAAATATTGCGTTTATGTGCATTTCAACCTCGTAGGTAATTAATAGCATTGTGTTTAATTGATCCTGAACCCTATGTTTAGTTTCAGAATTTTTAAAGGAAAATTTTGACATTTTAATTTAAAATCAAATAGTTTGAAAAACCTAAAATACAAGTTTTTATTCACACTATTTTTCAAACCAAAACCTAACTTCAATCTCTTTTTCTTCTAGTAAACCATAGCGCTTAGCAAATTTGTATTGTGTACTATCCCTATTTAGTGAGGTAATGAATCCTCCTATGATTTTACGGAAGCTTTCCAATGACATACTTGACTTAACGATGTTGCAACTTGGACAAGAGGGATTGAAGTTTTCCAGAGTATTGCGTTCGGGATGTTCACACGTTCCATTCCACCAATTCCTTACGATAGGTTCTATATGATCAGCGTGCCAACGTTCGCCTAATTGGTCGCCACAATAAGCGCAGCGACCGTTGTATTTTTCTTTGAGTGATTGACGTTGTTGTTTTGTTAGTTTCATTTTATTGCCTAATTTTATTAATGGAAAAAATTTTGTATCAAGGCTCTGAATATGATATGTTTTTAGTCTCTGAAAACCCACTAATTGTAACCGTTAAATTTGATGTCAATGAAGCTACACCTTTAATGAGGATAGGTGGAAAGTGGACTGTATTAGACTCCTCTTATCTACCGTCGGGAGCGAACATTGGTGAAATTGGGAAATTAATAGAAGAATCATTTGATTTGAATAAGAAATAGTTACCCCCCCTTTCGATTTTTGTTAGTCCAATTATTTTTGTCTATATTAATTGGACACAGACCTTTATTTAATATGATCTTAAAAATTATAGATAAACCGATATCCCTTTTCCTCTTATTAAGCCTTATTGTAATTTCCGATGTTTATAAGTCAACAATTATGGAATAAATCCATCTGCAGTTTAGGTTGATTTATGCTGCCAATTTTAATAATACCTCACCTTGGCATTCAGCCCAAGCTTGGACCACATGAGGGACAACACTGTTTCCAATAAATTTCTTTTGATCCGATTGATTTCCGTAAAGTTTATAATCTGCAGGGAATCCCTGGATTAACTTCAACTCTGAAACCTTAAGCATTCTCATGCGGATATCTGATAATCCATACAAGGCCATGAACTCCTTGATCTTGACCATTGTCTCAGAATCTTCATCATATATTTCGATCCTTACGTTCTGATCAATTGTGTATTGGATAAAATAAAGTGGTGCTTTGTCCTGACGTGCTATAATCGTTGCGCATGGTTGTTCGATATGCATCGTATGACCACCATGTGATGGATTATAGATAAACCCTTTCGCAGTCATCAAAGCGTGTTTGTCCGATGTTAAAATTGTTCCTGCCGGCTGATTGATCGACTGATGATTGTGTTCGCCTGAATACTGTTTATCCAGCCAATGTGCCTGAACCAATGAAAACCTATCCTTTGTAGGTATCGTGTCTAATGGATCATTAATTGATTCACAGCCTTTTTCATTACCATAGTACTTAGTAAGGAAACAAGGATTGATCAAATAGTGATGTTTTCTAGTTGCCAAAATCGTTGGAACTGGTTCATCTACCGACTTAGATACTCCTTTATAGGAAGATGTTAATACGAAAGGTTCAACCTTTACCAATGCTTGATTAGCAGCTGTAGTTATTGTCGCTAATGGACTGTTAACTGAGGCTATCTTGTTCATGGGTCTGCCTGAAAAGTATTTGGTAATAAATGCTGTTTGAACTAATCCAAACCTGTTTTCAGTGGGTATAGTATTACATGGTTTTTCAATACTTGTTATACGGTCTTTGCCCGAATTGTATTGAGCCAAAAAAGCGGATTTACCTCCAGCTACTTCTTTGATCAATCCTGCATAGATCCTTTTAAGGGAATTTTCAACCAAAGGCTTTTTCCTATTGAAGATACTTTCCCCTTCATCATCAAAATTCAGTAGGTCCTTTACAGCATTCCATTTCTTAAGGTCGTTACCAAAAAGGGTAGTCTTATTGGATCCTGTTTTAGAGTGAGTAGGTTGTGGCCATACGATTGGAAGACCATCTTTTGCAAAACATCCGAATAACCTATTCCTTGAAGTATAGGCACCAAAATCCGCTGAATTCAATTCTCGCCAATCGTCACGGTAACCCAATGATTTAATATGGTTTCTCCATCTCATCCAATCAATTCCTGATTTCATGCTCAAAGGTTTTCCTTTTTCATTAAGAGGACCCCATGACATAAACTCTACCACGTTTTCAATCTGAACATAGTCAGGATTGATCGCAATAACATATCTGTCCAAGTGATCTGCTAAAGTCCTGGAATCAGCATCCCTCGATTGACCTCCTTTAGCCTTGCTAAAATTTGTGCATTCCAATGAAGCCCATAGAACGACTTTTGCATTGGGGTAAAACTTTCTGTATGTTTTGACAATTTCAATTAAAGGATCGAGATGAAGCGTTCTGATATCCTCCTCAAAGTGGTATACTTCGGGATGATTTTCCCAGTGCGAACGTATTGCCTTATGGTCATGGTTGACACATGCAGCAACAATAGCGATCTGATTTCCATCTTTATCCTTTGCTTTTGCAAATCCAGTTGTTGTACCTCCAGCTCCGCAGAATAGATCGACTACGATGTATCTAATAGCTGTCGGATTCTTTACTATTTGAGGAGTGAAAGGTTTATGCTGTAATATAAATGCGTTTATCATGGCTTTTGGTATTTGGTTAATAGTTCCTTTGCTTCATGTTTTATTTTAAGAAACCTACTCCCCGATGTTGTTTTTGATAACTCTTCCAATAACCTTACAAGCTCCGCATTCTGCTCTTGAAGCTCCTTGATTTTCGGCAGAACATTTGTTGACACGTCCTCACCTAAACCAATACCTAAAGTTTTTCCGATAGCTTGTAGGTCTAAGTTTTTAAAAACTTTACTTGCAGATTCTTTCCAGTCTGTAAGTTCATGTATTTGCTTTGCGTTCATTTCCTCTATTGTTTTACTCATGGCTTTTTGATTAAATAGTCTGGAATCCACATACGTCTTGTGCCAAACCCTTCGGTTAAAAATTTATCCTTTTCCCATTTAGAGATATTTTTAGATTCTACGTCATAAGTGTATTTAGTGTAAACAAATCCTTCGTCTACGTCTACAACTTGATATAATTCTAAATCTGCTCTTGTCGTGGTGTAGTAGTCTCCTTTTTTAGGTTCCCATACCATTCCTTGATAGAATTTAGATGCAAATGCCTGAAGCTTAATTTCAGCTGTTAATACTGGGTGTTTTAGTTGTTCTTGGTTACTCATGGCTTAACCTCCTTTCTTGCGTTGATTTTCATACGATTCAAATCCGATTCAAAATCTTCTATAGATGTGTAGGGAATATTGGTACTGAAAAACCTTCTTTGACCTGGAAAATTGTCATGTATGAACCTAATTTCTCTACCCTCACCTTTAAAAATAATTACCTCTAATGTGTTGTTGCCTTCTAGTTTTATAATATGCCTTGTTGCTAACGAGTCGGTAATTACTTGACTTACATTAAAGTTTTTCAAGATGCTTTCAATGTTACTCACCTTCCACCTCCTTTCCATCAATAGGTAGGGCTAGACCTCGGTCGATTAAACCGAATACGTCGAAGTGCCATTCGAGTAATAACTCAATTAAACTATAAGGCACGCCACTATAAAGACTACCTATCACAGTTCCATCACCGATATGATAAGAGAAATGACCATCTTCTCTAATTGTGTAAAACCAATGCTTATATATAAGCTCACTAGGCTTTACTTTTTTAAGATTAGGTTCTAATTGAATAGATATTGAGTTATTCTCTATTTCATCTGTAAGTTTGGATAAAGATTTTAGGAGGGGTTTTCCTTTGTCAATTCTGCACTTTCCGTAGTCACTATACGGTGATAATAAATGTATTCCACAATCAGTAATATCTATTCCTATTAATTCGTGAACTTCGTCTGAACCCTCGAATTTCCATTGCAGTTTAAACGGTAAATACGGAGCGAGTTCCTTTATTGTTAATCTTTCCATTTGTTTGTGTGTTTGTGTGCATACTCCTTTGCTATCTGTAGCATTTCTTCCTTTTCCTGTTGGGAAAGACGTATTCCGAAGAATAGCCTGATCTTTTTAAGTAGCTTTTTCCTGAAATTTTACGATAATAACCTTTCTAGGTTAAGAAGATCTTCACAGAATATTACAGCTGATAGCTGTGTTAATTTACCATATCTTTCATGCCAAACTTCTGAATTATCCACTACATGAATGGTGATACCAGAATTAAGATCCAGTGAATAATAATTGCGTCCATTATCCCAAGAATTTGCTTGAAAGGCGTACCCTTGGCTTAAAAGAAAATTTTCTGGAAAGAAATATTCTTTGTTTGATAGGTCTACGACCGTATCATTTGGCATTTGTGTTAATAATGCTTCCATAATCCAATAAATTAAATTTGTGTGTGTTACTTTATACCCAAAGGTAATTACTATTATTTATATATGCAAATAAAACTATATAATTAATATAATCAATTATTATATTTTAAATGCTGAAGAATATTTCGTTCTATCATTTCCCTATAATCTGAATAGAATCGAAATTGATGTTTTGCACTGATAATGTATTCCTGGATATTTTTTCTGCTAAGGTTCAGTGCAATGGATAAGGTTTCTCTTTTTTCCTTTGGAAGATTTGCCTTTACGCCTAATTCCCTATAAAATGGACATGAAAGGCAATAATAGATAAATGCGATATCTCTTTTCGTATTTACGACCTCACTTGTCTTATTGTTCATTTTGATCAGTCCTTTATCTTTCTTTTGGTCTGATAGGTAGAAGGCAATTACATCTTGAAGTTGGTAGTCCGTTTTTTGCTGGTTTAGCAATTCAGTGAAGACCTGTTCGATATGAACGGAAAGATCCTTTGATATTTTCTCAAGGATCTTCAATTTCATTTTTTCATGTACCATACAATAAGATATAATTTGAATAACTATTAGTTATATGCCGATCATGAATTTTTCCACTATTCCAATGAAACTATCTATTGATCGGCATACGATTACTTTATGACTTAGTTTTTTCAAAACACAATGCATAGCATCTTGCTTTTCACTTGTTGTACTTTTCTTGTGCTCGGTTTTCATTTCAATGAAGAGGATATCAGATTTCTTAATAATCATAAGATCAGGAAACCCGGCCTTAAGGCCCATTCTTTTCAACCTCCCTCCTGTCCTAGCATTTCTTCGACCTTCATTGGGAATTGAAACGATAACTCCTAATCCCCTATTCTGGTATCTGAGTTCAAACCATTCGACACAAGCTTTTTGTAAAATCCCTTCAGATCCCATATCTCAATAAAGACAATCCCTTTTTTAAAGCCATTTCAGAATGTTCGGTAATGATGTCATGACAATTTCTACATACTGCTAGAAAATATCGTTCATCATGTATCAACTCTCCTAACCTACCTTTTCGATGATGAAGCTCAGTTGATTTACCAGTACACCCATTTAGCTTCGCTTGACAATTTGTGTTTTGATCCATAAAGATACGTCTTTTTTTTAGATACAAAGCATTCTGTTTCTTCCTTTTATCTGTTTGCTTTGGAATTACGTAAACTTTCTTAGTCTCTTCATTCAGTGGATCTGTTTTTTCTTTCAAGGCTTTCTCCGACTGCCTCACCTTTGCTCTATGTTTCCAATAACAATATTGGCACCTTCCTTTTGTTAATGGGTATTTCTTCTGGCAGTCGGAGCATTGCCCAACCTTTGCCCTGATCATATCAATTCAATGAAATGGGCGGTAATTTGGAGGTGCCTTCAGAAAGCCCCTCGTCATGTGCGTTCTTAAATTCTAGCATTAGAAAGATTTCAAGTCTTTCAGCCAATGCTTCCTTTTGATCCTGGTCAAGCTTTAAAAATCCCGACTTAGTGGTCATGATGTTCGGTAATCGGTTAACGATCTTTTCTTTGATGTTTCTCATATTTTTATTTTTCTAATCTGTTATTAACTTTTCTTTCGATGAATTTGTCTATGGTGAATCGTGTATCACCGATGATCAGGAACCGGACGGAGGACATCTGTTTGCCATACTTCCTGTAAAGGTTGTCGAATTGAACCAGGCATCTATCGTAAAAAAGTTCAGCATCTGATTTTGTCCTCGGTGCCAAATTCTTTTCAGTGAATACTTGTTTGTCTCCAATGGCATCTTTTAGGACTTTTAAGACACTTTCGTGATATCCTGATATACCTACGTCATTTCGTTTGGTTTCTCTGTGCTGAGCTAGCCTAACCTGTTCAAACTCGTTCATTCTTTCCTGATTGTACTCGTCAAGCTTTGAGAGTATCAGCTGGCCATCTATGCTATCGTAGAATTTACCATAGTGTCCTACTTTCATTTTATCGAAAAAGACTTTTAGATCCGCGAGGTTGAAGTGTGGAAAATATTGAAGTATGTAAATTGCTGTTTGCGAAATTTGATTAACGTTCATTATTTTTCCAACATTCAAAAACTCTACAAAGTCTGAAATGAATTCAGAAACTACTTCTCTGCTCAATTCAGGATCCTCTCTCCTTATCTTGGCAATCGAAGGTAGATTACTGGTTATTGCCTGCTGTATACTTCTGTAATCGTTCGATAATAGACTGTTGATTAGCCCTCCTGAACTCTGCGACTTCGTCAACTCTTTGTTGCCTTGACTGGCTCGTTGTATTTGTTGGTTGTTTTCCATTACCTGTTTCGTTTAGGTACCACTCATATTTGAATCCCTGCCAGCTTTTCCCTGCGCACATTTTAATAGCTTCAGATATCGGGAAATTATGTTTGGTACATTCATTAAAAATTAACTGAAGAGCTGTGGCTGTGAATCCAGCTCTTTTTGCTGTTCGTACTTTTATCCAATCTTCAACATGTTGAGGATCTACTTCAAGATCGAGAAGGATTTGTCGAAATTCTGCCTTTCCAAATTTTTCAAATTCATTTTTGCCAGGTATTTCTTCTTGAATATTTTTTGGTGAAAAAGTTGAAAAATCATTGAAATCTTTTTTTTCTTCCGAACTCGGTTCGGACAAAAAAGAAACTTCTTCTTCATTCTTATCATTCTTTATATTCTTTACTTTCTTTATATTCTTGTTTGTAGTTATCCGTTTGTTGTTTGTTTGTTGTTTGTTTGTTGATTGATTGTTATCCGTTTGTTGTTCTGCTTGTTGGCTATCATCAATACTTTGGTAAAAATCATAGTTAACGATAGTAATTATGCTGTTTTTGTTGGTTGATTCGATTGTTATATCGTTTGTTGATTTTAGCTTATTAAGTGATGTCCTTAGTTTTTGAATCGATAACGAAGTTTCAAACGACAAAGAATTGATTCCAGTAAGGATTTGACCACGTTTAATGGTATTGCCTTGGAACTTATTTTCTTTATGGTTTGCCCTAATTAGGAGGTGCAAGAACAAAGATCTTGTGTTGAGGTCTTTATACCATTCCCAATCTAAAAGGCTCCTATGAAGCTTAATCCAACCTGTTACGTTTGCCATTTAAACCTCCTAATCTATTAACCCTAAAACAGTCAAAGATTTGGGATCACATAATGATCCTGCTTGATTCCATTTTACAGGAATTTCAAAATTGTTTCCTTGACCAAGATCTACTGTTTTAGTTTCGGTAACTTCATAGACCCTAATCTTTCCGTTTATTGGCATTTGATCAGAAAAAGTCCTACCCAGTTTACCAGACTTTGTCCGAACAAAGTAGCCTGAATTTTTATTTCTGGTCATTCTTAACCTCCTTTTCTTTAAACCAAAATCTTATTTCAAATCCGAATAAACCAACCATATAACAAAATGAACCAGGCCCACTCCACCATTTAAAAATACCTATGATGACCCAGTTATCACTTCTTGACCATTTTGACAATTTCCAACGGCTAAAAGCATATAAGCGCTCAAATCTGTATTTGCTTCTCATTCCTCACCTCTCTTTCCTTCAATAGTAAAATACAATATCATTGCACCGAAAAGAGCAAATCCGATAACAGCAATACCATGCAGATAATATCCATCTTTGAATACTTCAATACCAAATCTTCCAAAGAATAAGACCACTAGAAAGCTACCTACGAATTTTAAAATATTCCTAGTCATTTAAGGCCCCCTTTCTGATATTTAAGATGGTGTCAAATTCATCTCGGATAACATCATATTGCTGGCCAGTAAGTGAGCAAATGGCCCTGATGATTTTTTTCCTTTGATTATTACTTAATTTATTGGCTTCAGTCTGCATGATCATATTTTCCAAATGGTTTATGAATCGCTGCTTGTTCCCCAAGCTTGTATTGAGCCTTTCGATCTCTTTTTTCAGATCTCGGATTTCCTGATGCTTGTTTGCTTCTATCTGAACATAATCTGTAAATTCTTTGTCGAATGCTATTTTAAAGATCATAAGAGCGTGAGAAAATCCCTGAGCATATAATTCTGGCATTGCAGCCTTAATTTCATTTTTAAAGGCATAAGATACCCTATTTAGGATAGTACCTAATTTTTGTCTAATGAACATATTAGTTTAAAATTTAGTTAACGGTCATTGTTGCCATTACACGAACTATTTCATCATAGTTTCTTTCAATCTCTTGATGAATTAAAGTAGATCCTACGCAGTTCATAGTTTTTTTGATTGCTTTTTCCTTGGTCACAAAATCGTGAGTTAAGCCTTCAACCACTAGCTTGCCAGCTATTTGTTGAATTAGTTTTGAATTTTTCATGTGTGTGTTACTTTAAATAAAAACCCTTTCACCCCTTGATGGTCGCATCATCTCAGGGAAAAGGGTATGAATAACTAAATAAAATAAAGACTGCCTTCAGCAATGCGACTGCCTATACAGTGGATTAGTAAATATTATATTACAAATATAGTACAAAAATAATATATAACAAATATAATTTTAAGTTATATTAAATAATACATTAAAACCTTCTTTTCTTGGTAATCTCAACCCGATTGTAATTTTCAAGATCTGCTTTTTTGAAATAGACCCTGGTTCCAATTTTACTGTACGGTACGAGCCCTTCACGCTTCCATCTATGAAGTGCATTTGCTTTAATTTTTAGAAATTGCAAAGCTTCTTGAAAGGTTATTAATTCATCCTGTTCAACAGGAAGTGGAGGAGCAGCCGAATATTTTTGTTTTATCGATGCCATTTCCATCTCCATTTTTTCCATCTTATCTAAGATGATGGTCAAAGCATCTGGAACCTGCTCCAAAGATGTAATGATCTTACCCATTTTTCCCCTTTCTTGTTTGTTTACTCTTGGTGATATTCTCTCTTTCAACAATCTTGGATTCAACATTGTCCTTTACAAATACCCCATTTTCCATTTTTCCGGTTCTTTTGGAAATGATTTCATAAGCTGCTTGAGTGCATTTGTCTAAGGTTAATCCGTTTTCTTTTGCTACATATCCAAGAGCCTCCTGAGCCCTTACAATATCGATCCTGACCTCTTTGTTCTGGCAGACCTTTTTGAAGATCTCTACCAGCCAATTCAACATAAAGAAAACTTTAGAACTGCCTAATGAGCCATCTTCAACCTTTACTTCTGATAGTTTGTTTAAGATGATCAAAGTCACGTTAACGTCTCCTATTGCATCAATAATCTCCGCTTGGTCTTTATTAACTAAGGAAACGATAAGCTCTTTTGCTTCTTCAAAAGTTTTGGTTAACTGTTTCAATGGGCTAGATGATTCCATGATTCCTTTATCCTCTGCCCAGGTGATTATTTTTTCTTCTAATTCTTTCATGATTTTTATTTAATTGTATTAATGATATTAATTAATAATTAAAAAGGCAGGTCATCATCATCTGATCCTGAAATATCTACCGGAGGCATATCGTTGTATACCGGTTGACTCGCTTGCTGTGTATTTGTCAATGGTGTAACTCTCCATGCTACCAAAGTGTTGAAGTACGTTGTCTGTCCTTCCTTGTTAGTCCAGGGACGGCCTTTCAAATTGAAATCTACACTTACTTGTTGGCCAATTTTTAGATTGTCAAAGATTGAAACTCGATCTTGCATAGCCTGGACTGTAATGTACTCTACAAACTGAGGATTCTCAGCATAGGCAATTACTAATTCCCTTTTTTTGAATGAATCGGTAACTTGTATGATGTTACCTATTTCATGTACAATTCCTTTTATTTCCATTTCTTATGTTGTTTGATATTTGGACTGTTCTAATTCGTGTTTCTTAAAAGAGAGAATGCTCCTTAAACTTTCTATTGAGTGACTTATGTTCGCTACATATCTTTCTATTAGATTCAGATAGAATACTTCATCTTTTGCCAATTCCAGGAAGATCAATTTTCTGTCAGTTGCGTTGTAATCCTTATAGAACCCACTTACTAACAATGAAGCAATTTTCGAATTGTGAAGCTGTTTAGCTATTGCTAAACAATATGAAGCCGTTCCTTGTAGCGAGGCTAATTCCTGAAGCTTTCCTAAGACTTCATCGGGGTTATCTCGATCAATGGCTTCACAAATTGAATCACCAATCTGGGTAATCATTAGGACCATCTTGTCCATTTGCTTTTTGTGATCCTCCATCGTATTGATTGTTTAGTTGATTAATTATTGATGATAACTGCCTGACTGAAACTAAAAGAAGTACTTTGTCCGTTTCACCTTTAACTAGGTTTTCCGTAGCAGATTTTTCAACCTTTTCGGTAATTCTGCAAGCATTGGTAATCAAATTATCAATACTTAATTCTATTGTACCTTGCATAGCTTGTGATATGATAATCTGGTTAATTCCACGTCATACAACGCATCATGAAGGTTATTGTGATCGACTTCAATACCCAATGTTTCAGCAACGGTTGATAGCTTAAAATCCTTCAAAGACTGCCTAATTTCTTTTAATTCCTGTGTGGCCAAAACATTAACATCAAGACTATTGCTCCAAAACCATGAGAAGGAATAATCATCACCGTTCTGTTTAAAAAAAGCATTCAAGAAAGGATCGTCAAAACCAGTGTTTCTAAATCCACAAAGGAAGATCTTATCCTTCTTATCGTACTTGTTCACATAAGTAGATAATAATGAAATGAACTTATCATAACCTTGCTTCATATCAAGATCGTAATTTTGGATAACTTCAATAGTAACATTAGCTACTTTCAAGGAACCATCATCTATTATCGCATTTGGATTAGGTCGCATTTTGAAATTGAATGTTTCTTTCACTTCACCATCTATTTCTAGGATCCCAGATAATTGATGGATACCATTTTTCCAAAACATGGTGCCGGTAGTTTCTAAATCGTAAAAAAGAATCTTAGCCATGTTAATTCAAATAAGGTGGAACATCCATTTTATACACGCCTTCTTCTGTGTAGGCTCTGTATTCAAATGATTCATTAAAATTCCCTGATTCAAGACAAGATTTAAACTCTTTGATCAGATTTTCAAAAATAGAAACGCCTTTCAATACAAGATCTTCCATTAAATGGTGGACTGAAACTTCACATTCCCTATCTACTGCGATAATATAATAAGGCAATACTTCACCAACTGCAGTTGTATAAACACCAGCCTGAAGGTGGTAATTCTGGTATATGATGTCTCGTTGGAATTTACGAGGTTCAGCATCTGCACATATTTTCAAATCAATCACAACTTCACCTAATCCATCTAAGAAGGAAATAAATTTCAATCCGTCAAAATCCCATTCAATTTTATGCTCGGTTTGCTGAATGAGGCTTAATACGTATTTGGCAGCTCTATTGCTCAATACTGCATTTGCCATACGTTCAGCAAGCTTATACATATCACTTGAAACTAAGCTTCTGTCTGGAAAACGTTCAATTTGAAAAGCTTTCCATTCCTTGTAAGCTTTGGTTGCCCTTGGGCTTGCGCCCCCTATTTCTTCAACTTTATCGCTGTCTGTGAAAAATTGATCTTCTACTGTGTGAGGTTCTAGAACCATGGCGTGAACCAGTTTACCTAAAAGCATCGAGTCAGTTGTCTCAAACGCCTTCATCTTATAATTGATAAATGCATTTGGACTTCTTTTGAACTTTGACAAAGCAGAATAGCTCAATTTTGAGGAACCTGATTTAATATCCTTGATCAGGTTTTTAATAAAGTTGGCTCTTTTTTCAGCCTCGGAAATATTTTCCAAGGCTGTATTTTCATTTATTAATATCATGGTTAAGCAGTTTTCTTTTCCTTATTATTAGTAGTTGGTAATTCCTTTTTCTTTGCTGTCAATTGAGCAACAAAATCTGTGTCCGCATGAAGCAATTGTGCATCTGCAAATATTTGTGTCAAATCTTCCTTACTAGTTGCGAAATCAATCCTTCTCAAACAGATCAATCTAAGAAATTCAACATTTTCATGTAGTGCCACATTATTATTCCAAATTGTATTTAAACCCACTAGGTCCTTAGCATTTGCCACAACTTTAGGAAGACCAGGTGCAATACCTACAGGTATTGTTTTAGGATCATTGCTGCTTTTATTATCTTCAGGTTTTTTAGAGGATTTATCACCAGGAACTTGATGATCTTCCGAATGTTTAGCGTCGGTATCATCAATGGATCCGGTTGGAACTAAGAAAGAATAAAGTAATGTATTTTTAAGCGCATACGTGGTCGCTTTTCCTGCGCTTTTATCTTGACTGTCTACACCATGGCCATATCCTTCAATGATTTGTGACTCACCGCTTTCATGCATTAGGATATATTTCGTTTTAACTTCTGTAAAAACTGATTGTTTAACCTTAACGCCTGATTTCTGGCCATTATAATAGGTATCTTCTTCCCAACGTTCAATTTTTACTGTAGGGTCAATTTCAATAGGTAACATTACGAGGCCATGCTTTTGCATGGCTTTTCCTACAGCAATTTTTACGTCTTTGTCTGAAACGCCAGAATAGGAATTTTTACCTTCACCTACTGTCATGTTCTTGTCGATGTTCTCTACGTCTTTCATGACAGCGAGAATAGCTTTAACTAGATTTTTCATAGGTTATAATGCGTGTTTAATGTAAATAATTAATACCCCACCAATCGTTGCGAAAACAATTGATAATTTTAAAAGGAAGTAAATACATTCCTTAGCTACGCTAAAATCAGCGTTAGTAGCATTTCCCTCAAGGGAATTTAAATAGTTAAATAATCGTTTCATGTGTGTGTTGCTTTATAATTTGTATAACTAATAATTATCTTTTTAGATACTGTTTTGCTATTTTTTCGGTATCATGGTGATCAAAGAAATCTTCATAAATAACTTCTTCACCATCGATAATATTGATGAAAATAACTTCTGTACCATGGGGTACTTTTTTGAATAGCATATGATCAAACATATTGTGGTTGATGTTGTAAGATTTGTTCATTTGCAGCTTCTAATGCCTCTTTTGCAGCCAAAGAAGTATCAAAATCATCATCGCCTGGATAAACTTTGCTTTCCTTGAAAACAGGATATTCCCATCCTGAAATTGACTCTTTCACCTGATGCATAAAATCTACAACTATTTCAATCAGATCTTCCTCATCATAGAATCCATCATTGTACTTAGAAACAGGACAATAGAAGAATGAAGCAGAATAGCTGTTGCTTTCTTGATCAATTAAAACGAAGTTTTCAACTGACCCCTTAATGATTGTTAAATTATTCATATCTTTGATTGTGTTTAAATACATGCCCCTTCGGGTGTGTGTTACTTTATTAAAGCCTTGCACTTGCAGGGCTTTGTTGTAATTGATATTCAAAGATACAACTAAATACAATTAGATACAACTATTATTTTTAATTTATTTTTTAGATTTATCTAATTTTTTTAAAAAATGTATTTTTAATTGTATTATCCTTGTATTTTCCAGATAAAAATCTTTCTGTTTTCCGTCATGGTTTTAAATTTAAAATGAGGATGGCTAGCTTTCAATCTTTGGATTGTATTGCGTACAGACTGTTTTTTGTAAGCGTTTTCCGAAATACATTGATCAGAAACCGGTAAATCAATTAAAGCTTCTTTTAAAGAAGGTTGTAATTTTTTGTCAATAATTTCCATATATGATGTTTTGGTATTATATTTGAGTATTACGGATGTAATATAAGTTCTATTAAGTTGTATTATTGATTATCAAAAGTACAATTTTTTACAACTTAATTCAAAATTGTATCAAGAAATTTTTCAACATACATGTTAGAAAACTTAAAGATTGCAATTGCTGAAAAATATATTCAACAGAAATTTGCAGCAATAGCCTTGGGAATGAATCCAGGTAATCTAAGTAAACTCATAAAATCCACTCCGGAAGAGGTTGATAATTTACGTACCACTACATTAAATAATCTCAAAAAGAATTTTCCCGAATATAACTTAGAATGGATCCTTGGGAAATCTGATATCAAGTATTTATCCGATCTCCCAGAAAACCATCCTGCTGTTCAGGTAAAATCGAATTCTAAAGTTCTTGGTGAAATCATGGAAAATGAAATGGTTTCTACCGATGATGACGGAAACACAAAATTCTATGAGATATCCCCAGGGGTATATAGGATGAAAGTACCCTTGATTACTGAAACGGCAAAAGCAGGTTCTTTGACTGGCTATGCCGACGCAGAATATTTGGAAGATCAGGAGTACATCTATACTACTGTATTCAAATACCACAAAGGAAGGTATAGGGCTTTTAGGGTAGTAGGAGATAGCATGGATGTGGATAGGAGAACAACATTTGTCCACGGAGATATAATTATTGGACGTGAAATTAATCGTGAGTTCTGGAAATCCAGATTCCATACCCATAAATATCCATTCTATGCATTTGCGACAAAAAAAGATGGTATAATCTTTAAGGAGCTTATTTCCCACGATGTGGAACACGGGATTGTAACCCTACGATCGTTAAATGAAGACAAGGATACTTATCCTGACTTTAAGCTAGATCTGGAAGATGTGAGTTTTGTTTACAATATTGTTAAAAGAGAAGTAGAAATATAAATGGTGAATTGCGTGAAAAAAGACATCAGCCTGGCTGATCATATAATCGAATGCTTAAAAACTAAGGAGGTCTTCAATAATTTTGACACCCATTTTGTTTCGGGTAAAAACCAAAGACCTGCAAGGGAAAAACTGATTTTGGTAAACACTCTTTTTGCAATGCAGGATGATGACACCAAAGAAATAGAAGGTTATATAAACATCAATATCCAAGACTCTGATACGGTATGGATTGAATACATAGGGGAGTTGATCCAGCTCTACGTGGACCAATCGATAATTGCTGGATATAAATTGGACTTTACAACAGAACACCTTTTTAAGGTTTCCCAGGATCTATTCTTCAAAAATCTAAAATTTCATTTTTCAAGTCTATGAATATTGAAAAACCAATCCTAGCATATCGTGATGAAGCAGCACGATTGGTAAAATTCAGGAAAAAATACCAAATCTCCCAAAAAGAGCTTGCCACTGTGCTTGGAACTAAGCAGCCGTATATAAGTAGGACCGAGAAAGGGGAGAACCCTCTTACATTTCAACATCTAAGGGTCTTGAGAAAGAAATACAATCTGAACATCAATTGGTACTGTACCGGTGTAGGGACCATGATATCAGGAGATGAGGACAAATCTACCGTAATGTCAGATCTGAATACTATAAAAAAGGACTATGAAGACCTTTCAAAACTATATGATGATCTAAAGAGGGTTGTCTACAAATTGGTAAGGGATGTTTATGATACCGAAAAATAATTAGATATCAAGCTTCTCCATCCAATCGGCCAACATTCTTGATTTTTCCTCGTTTGTGGCCTTAATATACCTTAAGAACATTTCCTCTTTTTTATGACCGGTTGCCGACATGATCAGGATTGTCGGCACTCCCAACTTAAACATGTTGGTTGCATAGGACCTTCTCCCGGTATGGCTCGTAACCTTTGAACTCCACATTATTTTATTTCCATCTTTATCCTTTTCATAAACCCTATCCAATCCCACTTCATCAAGCGAGCATATTTTTTTAATGGTCCTATTGAAATGCTGGTTGCTGCAAATCGGAGGTAATTTATTATCGTATTTTGCTAGTACTTCTTTCAACCCCTTCATTATCGGTATTGTAACCCGGTTTTCCGTCTTGTCCTGTTTGAGCCTAATGAATCCATCTTCAATATCTGTTACTTCAAGCTTTGAGAAATCGCTAAACCGTAAAGCAGAATAACACGCAATTAGAAACAGATCCCTAACATGATGATAGTATTCATCGATATCTGCATCCTGGATGGTCCTGATTTCCTCAAGTGTTAGGGCTATACCAGTAGAATCATATTTTGGAGCAATAAATCTTTTGTTCTTGTGTTCCGTATTGTTATGGAGCTTATCGTCAAAGCCTTCATTCATAAATGCTTTGATATCGCGTACCCTCGTGGAAAATGTACTGATTTTTCTTTTCTTAACATTTAGTAAATAATTCCTATAGTCCATGTAAAAAGAAACATCAATATCATCGAAGCCAATTTTTGCCAGACCTTTGTGTTTGAGGTATTCTTTCAATGATGCAATTGTAGTGGAGGGATTTCTTAGGCTATTCTCTTTGTAATTCAAACCCTGCCTGTTTCCATTTACGATTGATCTCTTTCCAACTTTGCGCTGACCTTGGACATACTCACAATATGAAATAAAATCTGATGGATCAAACCCATCGGCTACAGGCACTTCTATCTTTTCAGGTTTGAATTCGGCTGATAACCTTCTTTTTAGCTCATTGTTATCATGGATATTTTCATTTACAGTCAATGTAACAACAAATGACAGCATTTCGTTGAGCCTCCTATTATAATGATCAGAATAGATATAACCTTTCTTCAAAGGTTTCTTTGAATTGCTTTCCCAATATTTTTCATTGTAAAATTTATTTTCTATCCTTATTCCAGTATAGTACTCCAATCTTTTTGGAGTTCCATGGGAATAATACAGCCACAATTGGCCATCATCCTCATTTGTCCTTCTTTTTAAATAAATTTTTGGGATTGACAT